CAAGGCACTTACCCAAGAATTTGGTGCAGTTCCACTACTATTTACAACAAATGAAGATGATGCAGTATTACTTGAAGTACCTATTGTTGCATTTGCTGCAACCGCTAATCCATTAGTAGGTGCTGCGGTAGATGATGAATAACCAATAGCAGCATTACCATTCACTTGTAGTTTAGAACCTCCTAAAAGAGTTGGACCAATAGTTACGTTTCCAGTAGAAGATATTGAAAATCTTTCTATTTGGTTAGAACCATTATCAAAAATTCTAAATCTATTATTTGCATCTACTATTTGTAATAAATACTGACTTGTTGTTCCTTGTAGTTTAATATTAGCATCTGCAAAATTTAATGTTAATAGGTTTGAAAAAGTGCTTTGCCCATTCACATTCAACGCATAGTTACTTACCCCTGTAAAAGCACCATTAGTAAAAGTAGGATTTATATACAACCCTGATAATACATCACTATTAGCAGCAGCAGTTAATGTAGGAGTGAAACTTACACCTCTAGCAACAGCACCTGATGCTGTAACACTATTATTTACTAATACACCTGTTGTTAAATCTTGTATAGAACTATTACCTATGGTAGTTGAACTTGTGAATTTAACCACTGTATTTGTTGTACCACTCACTGATACTGAGGTACCAGATGTTCCACTAGTTCCTGTGGTACCACTAGTTCCAGTTGTACCACTAGTTCCAGTTGTACCTGATGTACCACTAGTTCCAGTAGTTCCACTAGTACCTGTAGTTCCACTTGTACCTGATGCACCAGTTGTTCCAGAAGAACCGCTTGTTCCTGTGGTTCCACTAGTCCCTGATGTACCTCTAGTGCCAGAAGTTCCAGAAGTTCCACCTGTACCATCAGTTCCACTTGTACCATCAGTTCCAGAGGTTCCTTGATTTACATAAGATATTGACCAATATTGTCCATTAGCAAGTGTATAAGAAGCATTACCATTAAGAAAACTTACTGATATTGAATATACACCAAGACTAGGAACAGCAGTGCTAGTAGCTATATATGTTGCATATACATTAGCTCCACTAGAACCAGATGTACCAGCTGAATAATATAATATTTGAATAATTGAACCTACGCTAATATTGTTTACCCAATTTGAAATGCTATTACCATTTAAATCATTTTGATATAATTGTAAAATAGTTCCAAATTGTAATGTACTAGATGATGAAACATTGAAATTTCCGTTTACAAAACTAATAGGAGCATTATTCCTAATAAACAATATACTATTACCACCCAAACCAGTAGTTCCTGATGTTCCAGAGGTTCCAGATGTACCTGTAGTTCCTGATGTACCTGATACTCCACTTGTTCCACTAGTGCCTCTAGTTCCGCTTGTTCCACTAGTACCACCTGTACCATTGGTACCGCTAGTTCCTGATGTACCACTAGATCCACTTGAACCAGTAGTTCCAGAGCTTCCAGATGTAGCACTTGTTCCACTAGTACCTGTACTACCACTAGTTCCAGATGTTCCACTTGTAGCAGAAGTACCACTTGTTCCACTTGTCCCACCTGTTCCATTAGTACCACTTGTACCTGAACTACCACTAGTTGCTGAAGTACCTGACGTACCAGTGGTTCCACTTGTTCCAGAAGTTGAAGAACTTCCACTTGATCCACTAGTTCCTGATGTACCATCAATTCCAGTTGTGCCTGATGTGCCACTTGTTCCACTAGTTCCAGTTGTTCCTGAAGATCCTGATGTTGAACTACTTCCACTAGTACCAGATGTACCATTTACACCTGATGTACCAGATGTACCTGCTGTACCACTTGACCCTCTACTTCCACTAGTTCCGCTTGTACCACTTGTTCCTGTATAACCACTAGTACCACTAGTTCCTCCTGTGCCACTAGTACCATTAATTCCTGATGTTCCATTTGTTCCATGAGCTCCACGTTCACCAGAGGTTCCTGATGTTCCACTAGAACCACTTATTCCTGATGTGCCAGAAGTTCCTGAGCTACCACTGGTTCCATCATTTCCAGATGTTCCAGAAGTACCAGATGTTCCTGATGTGCCATTCACATGAGCAAGTCTAGCATCAATTTTTTGTAATGCTATTTCTAAGTTATCATTAGTATTGATACCTGTATAAACAAGGTTAGGACCTTCGTATATAACGCAGGTACTACTCAGTATAATTGGACAAGGTTCTCCTTGGCAAAGTATTTCCATAGTAATGTGTTGTTATTAATTTTATCTACTGTATCCTGATTCTGATTGTGCTTTAATTCCAAGATCTTTAGCTACCTCTGGGAAGAATGCTGGAAGATATGCTCCTATTTGAGCTGTTACAGGAAATGTTTTCATTGCATATTTAAGTACGAAGTTCTTCTTAACATTTTTCTCATCTCCTTCATATAAGTAGAATAACTCTTTACCAGAGTTTACAATCACCTTTCTGAAGTTATTTATAGATGCCATAGCTGGGAATATACCTGTAGATGTAAGACTAACTATACTAGTTGGATCATAGAAATAAGTAATCTCATCTCTAAACTTATCAACAGCTTTCATCATAAATTTGTACTTATTCTTCACTTTTGGATCTTCATCTTTATCAGGTTGTCCTGCTTTTAATCCAACAACAAGGGCCCACATGCTAGCAAAGAAAAGTAAATCTATCATTTGAGATTTAGCATTTTGATTAACTAAGTTTAAGAATTCTCCCTCAGTCATCTCAAGATCCTTACCTGTATCAGCTTTATAATCTGCTGATTTCTTTTCATATAAGTTTCTCATTTGAGCAATCCACTTCTCATCATTACCTCTAATAGCACTTTGAAAACTATCTAAAGATCCTAATAAATCATCTGATATCACTCTATACATCATACGCATTCTACCCCATTCATACGCATCAGATGCTGAATTGTATTTCATATTACCAAGTCTAACATCTACCAGTCTAGGAATCCAGTTCTTAAACATCATAAATGATGACCCATATATAGTTTGGTTGATAGGACGGATATCATCTGGTCCTAAGTTACCCAATGCAGCTTTAGTTAAAGCTTGTACATTTCTTCTTAGTGTAACAACTGATTCTGATTTTCTTTCAATACCAGGTATAACTAATTTACCATCAACTAGTTGTGCTAATTTCATTACACCTTTATCTTTCACAAGCTCTTTAACATCCTTTTCAAACTTATCACTTCTAGCTTTTCTATCTTCTTTTGTACCAGCAAACATATCTTTGTACTCATCTGTACTTCTTAAATACTCTCTAGCATTTACAATCTCTCCGTTTTGTATAATAGAGTTGTCTAAGAAGCTATAGAAGTTACATGTCTGTACATTCAAATCAGACTTTCTCATAAGAATCATTAAGAAGTCTTGAATTTTTTCTTGAGTTAAGGTGCTGACAGATAATGTTTTAGCTATTTCTTTATTATAGTTTTCATTAAGAGGTAAGAAATATTCTAATGCTGCAATGTATTTCATCTTATCTCCACCAATCATCTTACCTGGAAGTATCCAAGCTTGATTACGTGCATAATCAGTTTTGGTAAAATACTTACCAGAGTTGATTACAGATTGAGCGTTACCACCAAAGTAGTTAGATGCAGCAGATAGTAAGTTACCTCCTAGTGCTATCATCTGATACTGGTTATTAATATTAGTAATCACCTTATTAAAACTAACTTGTCTTCCTTCTAAGTTCTCTGGGAATATCTTACGTCCTAATTTATTATTAATCTTCTCTCCAAACTTACCAAACTTACCCAATATCTGGTCAAAGCTTTCACTTGATATATACTTCTGTCCATAAATGATGGACTTAATCATATCATCAACAAGCTTAGTGTTTTCACTATTGTTTGGTGTATACACTAAATCTCCTGCAGCATCTCTTTGAGTTTTACCAAATACAGATGTAGCAATTGCTTTTTTGTTTCTTTCTGTATTTAATAAAGCTTGAGCTTGTTCCTCAATATCACTTACATATTTATACTTAATTGCCATTTCATTATATAAAGCCATTGTTCTAAATAAGTCTGTACTAACTTCTCCCTCAATTTCTCTTGTGAAATATTTAGGGATGGTATTTATAGGTTGTCCTGTAATAGGGTCAAACTTACCAAATCCTGTATCACCTTCATCAATAGAAATACTTCTAAGGAATTGTTCTCCTACAGAAATCTTTCCACCAAACACTATCTTTTCTAACACCCCTTTTCTAACAAATGGAAGGAATGTTCTAGCTTCTCCTTTATTGATATATCCAAGATCAGCATATTCATTATTCTTTTCTATAATGTAATTATAGAATGCTTTAGCAGCTGGTGTTTTTTGTAACTCTTTCCATTGAGCAGTTTCCCAACTAGTGTTAGGATGTTTATTAATTAAGTTATATTGGAACCAACCAGCACTTGTTTTATTAGAGAGGTCATACTTTCTTTTCATTTGAGAAATCTCATCAGCCTCTGCTTCTAAGTTCTCTATATCAGTACCCACTCTACCAGCCATCTTGTTTTCAATTCTCAATTGCTCTTCAGCTATTTTTTCTTCAAGAGCTTTCTTGTATGCTTCAACATCTATATTATCCTTAATCCATTCTACATCTTTATCATTAATCTTTTGTCTTAATGTATTAAAGAATTCAGGACTGTATTGATCAATAAGCTCATTACTATCTTTCTTCTTGATGATATCAAAGTAGTTCTTAGCATTTAAACCTTTACTCTTAGCCCACTCATCATAATTCTTCTTATACTCCTGTAGCTTTCTAGTCTCATCAAGTGTATCATATCCAGCATAAGCAAAAGCTTTGTTAGCTTTCTTATATAATGTTTGGATAGCCTTACTTTGAAACATTGATGTAGAACCAAACCATTTACCTAATCCTTTGATAATCTTCTCAGGAGATAGTAAGTTCTTTACATCTACGCTACTAGCAATTACATCTTCAGCAAACTCATCAGATAGTTCTCTCAACTGCACTTGTAAGTCTCTAGCATCATCTACAGTGTTTCTTAAATCTTCTCTAAGCTTTTTCTCTTCATCATCTAATTCTCCTTGGAACAAGAACTTAAGATCTGTATCTAAGTTTGTATATATAGTGATAGTTTCTTCAGCACGGTTGATTTCTCTAACCATATCATTAATCTCCTTCTCAGAGAAAGACTTAGGATCTTTTCCTTTGAACTGCTCATTGTACTTGGTGATAAGATTAGACAATTGTCTATTCAACACCTTAGCTTGAACTAACAATGGTCCAAGGTTACCTCTCATTTGTAACTCTCTAATACTCTTAAATAGAATATTTAATTGCTCATTCTTACTAAGTCTTTCAGAAGGAGTTACACCTTTTTCAGCAAGTCTTTTATATTCAGCATTAAGTTTAGATAATAATGCATCAATCTTCTTGTTTCCTGTAGTCTCTGTTTCTAGTCCTAATGGAACTAAGTAATCTTGCTTGATATTCTCAACATTAACATCTCCTATCTCAACTCCTAAAATTTTAGGAAGTTCTTTAGTAGTAAGATTCATTTGTTCATATCTAGCCCTAATAGGAATCATTCTTGTTTGATCAAAGTCTTTTAGATTAACTCCATAGTTGTTTTGGATGATAAGCTTGTATTGTTCCATTTGCTTTCTCCAAGAATTTACATAATACCAAGGTAGATCTTTATTTCTATTTATATCAATATCAACAAACTTCCAGTCAAGGATATTCACTTTTCCATCAGGAGTGATAGCTAAGAAATCTATTGTACCAGCTATACCTCTTTTAGCATCATACACCTTAACCTCAGACATAAACTTAGTTCCTCTAGGGAATGTTTTTAATCTTTCCTTTAAGTTATCTCTAAGCAGTTCATAATAGTCTCTATTGTTAGGATCTAATTGAGATACATATCCTGAATCATCTAATTGATCATCTCTTAAGTTACCATCTTTATCTACAAATAAACTAAATGCATGCTCAATATCAGCATGACCGTTAGTACCATTCAATGCTTTATCCTCATCTACAAGTTTCTTGTATTCAGATTTAGTAAGTTCATTAGCTTGCATTAAGTCATTATTCCAACCTTTAACAAGTTCTGTAACTCTCTTAGGCACTTTCTTACCATCTACATAATAACCATCATCTCTCTTCTCAATCTTATTTTGAATCTCTACAAGCTTATCATACACTTGTTGTTGAGAAGTTTTCTGTAAGTAAACATCTCCTTCTTGAGCTCTAATGTCTGCAGCTGTACCTTCTAACTCACCAGACATCACCTTAATAGCAGCTTCATCAAATCCTGTTTTAACAAACAAGTTCTTGATAGCATTGATGATCTTCTGCCACCAGCTTTCCACCTTAGCTAAGTTCTCAGGATTTTCTAATGTTCCTTCAGCTTTATTAATGATAGTCTCAGCTAACACCTTACCAATAGCTTCTTTCTTTAACTTAATAACATCAGGCTTACCTTCTTTGGTTTGATAGTTCTTATCATTACCATAGGTCTTAAACACATCATTAAGTATAGCATAGTTATTAATCTCCTTCAATAGTTGATTGAATAACTTAGGATCATTCTGTTGTATGATTTCTACAGCAAAGTGCATTGCTTCCTCAGGAAGTGCAGTAGCTTCTTTACCTTCTACAACCTGTATAAGATTCTGCATGATGTTAGCAACACCATTAGCATCTTGCTTTTCACCATTAATATTAATAGCCTTAAGTGTCTGAGTATCAACACCTATTCTCTTTAAGAAGTCTTTAATAATAGCTATACTAGCAGGAGATGCAGAAGATGCTTTACTACCTTCCTTCTGAAAGAACTCACCTCTATCTTCTTCTGTATATCCACCTCTTTCTTTTTCAGCTTCTGTTAATGCAGAAGCTTCGTTTTCTAGAGCTTTATTATATTGATCAAAGTATTGTTGAGTTAAGTTTTCTGATGGGCTAATATAGTAATGATTCTTACTAGAAAAACTAGGAGTGATTACATCTTCTTTAAATTGTTGATTAACTTTTCTAGCAGATTCAGCAGCTTTAGGTGCATCAGCTATCTCAAGCATATCTCTTTGCTCAAGAGCTTGTTTGAAACCTTCATAGCCTAAAGCCTGTTCTCTAGCTTCATCAATGATGTCATATTTGATATCTAATAAACATTTGCCCATTATCCGCAGTTATTTTGGTTGTTATCTTTAATTGGAGGTAATCCTTCTGGTTTGATCTCTTCAGCTTGATCTTGTAAAGGTACAACTTCTTCAGTTACTCCCATAACATGATCAATAATTTTTTGATCAGGAATTTCATTTTCTATCTTCACTGTACCATTATTAAACACAGATTTTCTAGTATCATTGTACATCTCTGTAGCATACTGACCATCTCCCCAAAGATTAATAGCTTTGTAGTATACATTAGAACCCCTAGCTAGTTCTTCTCCATTCTCAAATCTAACTTTCTGGAAGCCCATTACATCATTTAAAGATGTATCACCTGCAGCTTTTCTTCTAGCATAGTCAGCACTATTTACAGGCTTACCATCAATGATATCAATTCTTTGCTTACCATTATTTACCACTCTAGGAATTAATATGTAATCAGAACCAACATCAGCAAAGTTATCAAATCTGTCAAGCACTAATACATTCTTAACTCCTGCTTCAGATAAACCTTCTAATGTAGGAAATTGTTCAAACTGAATATCAGTGATGAATTCTCCATTATCATTAAATCCTTCATTGTATAAACTTGGTACAACTGTTACCTTCTTGAATACATTCTCATCTTTCCAGTTGTTTCTTTCAAATGCACCAAACTTACTGAAGTTATCTAAGTTTAAGTCAGAAGATGCTGAGCTAATAGCATTCTCCACTCTCTTAGTATAATCCTCAATAGGAATAATATTCTTAATAGATATAGCTGATTGGTATGTTCCTTGAAGAATACCCAAGTCTACAATCTTATTATATAAAGCATTTGTAGCTGGGTTATCTCTAAGCTCTCTCATCATATCTGTATACAAGTTCTCATCAAAAGCATCTTTAAGATTAGCTTTCAATTTAATACTCTTAGCACCACCCACCCTGTCAGAAGAAGCTTGAGTTAATTGTTGTAAGATTTCTATATCTGGATTAGCCTTTCTAGCTTTAGTTATTTCTCCTGCAACTGCTGTATATGGATCAATTAATAAATCTTTTGTTCTATCAGTTAAATCAGTCTTAGTTTGGAAGATGTAATCAATAAATGATGCCTTAATTTTAGCAGCAATTGTATCAAAGTTCTCAGCACCTAAGTATTCATTAGCTGCATATTTATCTAAGACCTTACTAGTAATAACTGAGTATTGAAGCTGATCAAGTTTTAATATAGCTCCTAAAGAATTCATAGACTTCTCAGCTAAGTTAGCTTGCTCACCTATAAATGAATTATTTAATATATCTTTAGCAGACGTAAATATGTTTGAATCTTCAGCTGTTTCTGTTCTCATTCTCTTCTTACCCATAGCTTCTGCACTTCTGAACTTAGTAGTGTCATAGTTAGTAGCTTGTGTAAGTTTAAATGCATATTGAGCCATCTTATGATATTTCAAGAACTCAGCTAATATTCTTTGTTGCTCAGCATTATCTATAGCCTTACCAGCATAGTAGTTCTTAATATTAGGAGCAAGATTCTTCATTTCAATCTTAGCAGCAATAGCTGACTTTCTATCAGTTGGGAACTTAGCTTTAATTACATCTAAGTTCTTCTTGCTGTATACAGATTTAGAATCAATACTATCTAAGTAGTTTAAGTATTCTTTAATGATAGGTTGGTTCAAGAACAATGCTGTAGTTTTTACAGGACTTCCTATTCTTGTTAAGAACATTGCTGTACCAATAACATTGTTACTACCAACCACTTTAAGAATGTATGGATTCTTAGCTACATCCACAAATGATGTGATGAATCCAGATAAGTTATCAGAGATATATTTACCTGCTCTATCCTTAACACCAGATAAAGATACTACTTCTCTACCACCAATAGTCAATTTGTTATGAGGAAGAGCTATTTGACCATTGCCTAATAACTTTTTCTCATAGCTATCTAATGCAGCCACTTTAGCAGGATCAAGAAATACTTGTCCTTTCTGAGCTAATGAATGATTAGTAATATTAACAGCACCAATACCTACCCACTTCTTAGCAGTAACAAATGCATGTCTTAATGATGTCATGTAGTTACCATCAAGAATTCTATTCTTAATCTTGCTTTCATCAGTGCCTCTAAGCTTATCTAAATCTTCAGAAACCTTTTCTAATCCACCATCAGATACAGGATTAATTAATCTTTCATAGTTTTCATCAAGAGTTAATAACTTTTCAAGACTATCAAAGTATTGATTCTCAAGAGATTGTTTATATAACTTATCTGCTAATGTACCATAATCATCTTCTGTAGCTGCTATAGTTCTTTCGTTAATATCAAAGATGCTTTCTAAATCTTCTTTTAATATAAACTTCTTAATAGCTGCTTTAGCTTCTTCACCATATCCAAAGAATGGAACTTCTTTTAATTGACCTTTAGAGTTAACATATGTATTCTTTAAATAGATATTAAGCTTATCTATATCAAAGTCAGATCCTGCTTTGCTAGTAATCTCAGAAGGTACAACAACTGTATCTCCCATAGATTGTGGTAAGAAACCTTTGATTTTAAATACCTCTGCAGAACTTAATGCCTGTGTAGGAATACGGAAACCAATACCTCTAAGAATTGATTCATTCTCAGGCTTGTTTAAATATGCTAATAGTTCTTCATCAGACTTAAATCCAGCTTTTTTAAACTGATCTTTAAATGAATGAGGAAGCATCACTTCTATGTATGGTTTATCTTTAGTATAGAACTTCAATACAGGATTAGCTTGTTTAGCGTCTCTCTTTCCAGACTCCCATAGAGTTGAAGGAACCTGCACCTTAGCACCACCATTCATCTTAGGAGAAATAAGAGCCTTATCTACCATAGAGTAAAGAATGTTTCTAATCTGTGCGTATGCAGGAGATGCTTCAAATGGAACTCTAAATTGTCCATTCTCATCAAGCTGTACTGTATCTTTAATATTATCAGATAACTCTCTTCTTAACATTTCATACTCAAGAGTTTGAGATACAGCCACTGGATCTATTACATTAAATCCATCACCAAGATCTTCAATACCTAATTTATCTAACAGTTGAGTGTAAGCTTCTGTATGTAATGCATTTAGTATTTCTTTATTACGTGTATATTCTGCAGCAGCTTCAGAACTTGTAGCAACACCATTATCAAATATATCTAAGCTAGATAACTTAGTAAGCTGAGAACCACGTGTTTGTGCTTTAGCTCCTGCATAGCTATTCTCCACTTGAATACCATAAGTCTTCCAAGCTACAGGAATAATATTATCAAATGTTTCAGTGTTAACTTCACCATTTTTATATAAGTCATATAACTTCTCAGCACCTACCTTTCTACCAGATTCAAATACAGCATAACCAACTCCTTGCTTCCACATATTAGTATATAAAGTCTCTAGGTTAGTTCCTTCAATAGCTTTATAATATAGAGGCATTTGAGAGAACTTATCTAATACAAGATCAAATTGGTTCTTACCATACTTGTTACCAGATACAATAGGTTTCATTACCTCTGTAACATATTCAGGTTCAGGAGTTTTAAGTAATTCAACGTCTTGCTTTTGAAGAGCTTTATTTGTGTAAGTGTATTCTCCTTTATTAGCATATGCATTTCTTGTATAAGCCATTTGCCATTGATGCCATATTTCAGCAGGACTATTTAAATCCCACTCACCATTTCTAAGTTTAACTTCTCTGTATGTACCATCCATTATATAAGAAGCAGCATCTGATTCTTTAGTACCATTTTCAAGAACTACATCTCTAAGAGTTACAGTGTTTGTATATGGTTTGAATGTATGATATCCAGGGTCAGTAGAATTTAATGTTATTCCATTAGCTTTGTTATATTCTTGATTATGGAATGAGTTAAACTCAGGGCTATCAAATGTAGTTCTTCTAGGAGATAAAAATGATTTGATACGCTTAGTTTCATCTAAATTACCTTTCTTAATATCAAACTGATATGGATCACCAAATAATGCTTTATGCATTTCTATGTTATTGATAACATAGTTAATTCTAGCAAATGTTAAAATCTCATTAACATCATCATTACTTAATGCATTCTTATTTAATCTTTCAGCTGTGCTGAATGTATTATCTAAAGATTCATATTTCAATGTACCATTAGGATTGTTGACAATCTTATTGTTGTACATCAATATCCTTTTAGTTTCAGCTACATTGTTTTCAATGAATACTTTCACATCAGCATTGATCTTCTCAATATTATTATCAATAAACTCATCAATCTGCTCTTGTGTAGCACCATTGATAATCAAGTTGTTAGCATCGGATAATGTCTTACCTGTAAGAATATCTTTAAAGAAACGTAACTCCTTAGCTCTAGGAGCAGTGTTTGATAAATAACTTCTATCACTTTGAGCTAAAGCAATATCATCTTTTAAATATCCTTTAAATATTGTATATGTTTTATTCCAAGCTAATCCACCACTCACCTCAGCAAACTTGATATTATTACCCAAGTTAACCATCCATTCTGTAGATGAATCTGCTGGGTTTAATATATAGTAGTTACCATTAAAGTTTTGGTTAAGCTCTTGTGTAAATCTGTTACCAAGAGTCAATCCTGTAGTGCTTACACTCTTATCATCATCTGTATTCTTTGTACCATCAATGTAAGAAACTACTAATGATTTGATTCTCTTACCTGCAGCATTGAAGAACAATCCTCCCTTTTTAAGGAATTGAGAATGTGTAGAGAATACATCATTAAGCTCAGGTCTAGCTTCTTTTAACTCATCAATTGTTTCAGCCTCATTTACCTCATTTGCAAATACTGAAGGAGCATTGTTTTCAGAATAAGCTTGTCTCTTCTCACCTTCTACGTTAGCAAATGTACTATCCTGAACAGGATTTTCCACCTTAACAAACAAGTCAGCTAATGTATCTAATGGACCATTAATACCTAATGTCTCACCACTCACTGTAGCAATCTCTCCTGTTTTTCCAAAATATGTATGAATAGCACCTACAGCTTTATTAAATTCATCTCTTTGCTCAGGCTTTAACTTTAAATAAGTATCTAATGTATATGTGATACCAATCTTATTTAAAAACTCTACTGACTTCTGTGGTGTACTAATATCTACACCTTCTGTAGATACAACCTTGTAAGTCTTTTGAGTCTTATTATATCTAACAAATGAATTAGGATCTGTAGATAAGTCTTTAAGATTATTTACCCAATCCTCTTTAGTTTGCTTAGTTACAGTGAATTGATTAGCAGGAGCTGTATATACATCTCCATTACCAACATATTGTACTAATGCTTGAGGATTTTGTTTTGTAAATGTTTGGTAAAATTGTACAAACAATCTCCAATCATGTGGTTCAAACTTGCTAAAGTCTATCTCCATTGAGTTTCTATCACCCTTAAGACGAGTGAACAATCTAACATAGTTAGAGTCATACTTAGCTAAGTCTACTAACTTATCTACCATCTTAGTCACCTTAGTAGTGTTAGCTAACTTATCTATCACTGTAGCAAATGCTCTACTGAAGTTTAATAACTTTAAGAAACCTTTTGTAGCACCATTAGTTACAGCAGCTTTAGGTAAAGATAATGTAGAACTATCCACTTGATTTGTAGCATCAGTTTCTACTAATGTACCTACAACCAATTTAACAGGATATGGAGAATTCTTCTTCCAGTCTGTAGTGAATGCTTCAGCAGCATACATTCTATTAGTTACATTATCTGCATTGATATCTAATAAGTTATCCTCATCAAACTCAATTTTAAATGTACGTAAGAACTCTTTTGTTTTAGTTACAAGATCTGACCAAGTTTTATCTCCAACCACCTTATTCTCTTCTGCATATTCAGTCTTGATAGCACCAAATATTTCAGGAGCAGTTAAGTTAGAAATCTCATATAATGATCTATTTGTACCAAAGATGTTTCTAAACACTCTGGCAGTCATATCTTTAACTATATCATTAGTTTGACCTTGAGTCAATCCTTCAGCTGCTTTATATTCAGGAGCTGCAGATTTAACAGCTTCAGATAATGTAGCAGTTTTATATTTACCTGTATCAATAGCTTTAAACAACTCTTCTTTTCTAGAAGGTTTGTTTACAAATGATTTAACAAAGTCAATAATGTTTCTAAAGAAGTTTAAGATTCTTTCACCAATACTTCTAGCTGGTAATTTACCAAGTCTGAAATCAGCAAAGTCATCAGCTATTCTTTCCTTAGCTTGTTTATCTGTAGCTTCTTCATAGAATAACATCTTACCAGATTCTCTATCTTTAAACTTACCAGTCTTAGCTTTGAACTCATCAAGAATAGCTTGTTGCTCTTCTTGAGATAAGAACCCTTTCCATATACCCTCAAATATCTCATGATATTCTGTACCTCTCTGACCAGCTTTGTAGAATTTAGCTACACCATCTTCAAACACACCCCAAGCCTTTTGACCATCATGTGTAGTAATGATACGATCTAATATTTCAAAAGGAATATTAGGAACATTCTTAGCATGCCATTCTTTGAATAATTCAATCTCAGCATCTGTCATTCCTTTAACATTCTCTTGACCTAACATTCTATATTCAGAATCCTTAGGTGCTTTAGAGTTGCTTAAGTCTGTTTTAACACCACCTTCTGAAGCAGCTAGTTTTGTATTAGAATAATTTTTTCTTACTTTTTCAAAATATTTTAAAGTATCTTTATTTATATCAATAATTGGACTTTGTGGATCATCTTCTATCCTTTTTCTTAAACCATCTATATTTCTATCTAAAAATTCAACAGTGTTATTTTTTATTTCATTTATGATATTTTCATCAAACTTATTTAATTCATAATTTGGATTATCTATATCAGGAACAAATATTTTTATTAATTTATTGATAGATTCTTCTTTTGTTTCTGGTGTTTCCACATCTTCTTGAACAGAAACTACAGGAGCTTGAGCAACAGGAGCTGCCTGAACTACAGGAGCAGCTTGTGCTTCTTTCTGAATCTCAGCAGCAATTCTAAGCTTAAGGAAGTCCTTAACTATATCAGCATCACTTTTACTTGCATCAAAACTATCATTAGCTTTTAGAGCATCTACAATTTGTTTAACCTTAGCTTCATCCTTAGCAATATCTGCAACTGTTTGATTATCAGCTATTTTAACAAATGTATTACCACTTGCATCTTGTGTAGCTGTAAACAATACAGGTCCACTAGATAAGTCAAAGATGTTTTCTGTAACACCATCTAACTTATATCCACCAACAACATCAGTTACTTCTTGTGTTTGAACAGTAGGTTTAACTACCACCTCAGGAAGTTCCATTCCTTCTAGAATAGCATACTTCTGTTTGAAATTATAAGGAACAGCATCTGTAATCTTTGCTACGTTTGTAGACAAAGGAGTTTCACTAATAGATCTAGAAGACCCATCAGGAAACTTATCTGCTAATAAATATGTTTGATAGTTATCCCACTCACTGATAGTTAAATTACCATCAGGACCAATATGTGGTTCTAAGAACTTATCATGAAACTTCTTAGTAAGTGTATCTCTATTAATATTCTGATACACAGTTTTTAATTGGTCAACTATTTTATCTTCTGATTCAGCAATCTTAGTTAGGTCATACTTTTCCTTACCTAACTCAAGATTCATTGTGTTAGTGTTAATAAAGATTTGGTTAGCAGCATTGGCTCCCTTACTTTTCCAATACAATACATTCTGCAAATATGTAGAATATAACCTATTGATTTTGATTGGTTTACCAGCAGCTAATTGATTATTAACTTCATCAGAGATGTTCTTTAAAACTTCAACTACACCTTTTGCTTCTTTAGCTGTAAAGGTTCTACCTCTTACACCTTGTAATGTATCATTATATCGAATGTAAGGATGTCCAACTTGAACCTTAACTTGTTTTCCTTTATGGAATATAAATCCTGTATTAGACACTTGAATCAATCCCTCTTGTGTAGATACTACATTTTGAGGAACTAATGTACCAGCAACATTATTTCTTTCATTTTGAACAGTGATAGGAATACCATTAGACACTGTGAAATTGTACACTTTATATCCAGGTGCTTCAAATAACTTAGATCTCATTTCTCTCCATCCAGCAGCTTTAGCTTCAGCTTGTGCTTTTTGCTCAGTTCTGTATTTAGGAGATTTACTACTTTCATATCTTAAATCTGTAGTAGGCATAGTGTTAAACACCACTTTGCTCATATCCATCTTATCACCCACCTTAGCAATACGTTTACCTTCTTTATCTACAAAGTAAACATTATCACCATCTTGTTCTACATATACAGCAGCTACAAATCCTTTATCTACATTTGTAAGATTTTCTACATCAGCTTTAGGTTTGCTAAATTGCATTTCACTTAATCCTGTTAATCCAAGAGTATCCTCTTGATTAGCAGTAACTAAAATAGCTTTGATTCTAGCTCTGTTAGCAAATCCACCAATATTATTTAAGAATTCAATAGTACGTGCCTGATGAGGCTTAGGTACAAAGTTCTCTCCCTCAGATTCAGATGTTGTAGATTCAAATAATATACTAGCATCTTTTAACTTACCCTCATCTAAATTTACAACAACAGATGAATCACCTGTAGCTACATCACCAGAGTTAAGCTCAATCTCTGCTTGTTCTTTTTTTATATCATCAGAAAACTTCTGTAACTTCTCTTGGTCAGTTTGAATTCTTTCATATCCAACTAGTTCATCAGTAGAAACATTTTGAATGTTACCATTACTATCTTCCACCTTAACTGTACCATCATTATTTAATCCAATAACTTTAAACTTAATTAAGTCATTGATTTTATCATTAATTTCCTCAACAGCATTATCTGCAGCCTCTTGAGTTTTATGATACGTAACTTGTCCATTAGGAGCAGTCACTGCATATCTATCCTCATCAACTTTAACTGAACTTGCTTTATCAAAACTAACTTTTAAATACTCTCTTCCTTCTTGTAAAACTTCTTTCTCACCACCTTGATTAGTAAATGTATAAGTTGGTTCAGTGGATGGTTGTGTTACACCAGTTTCCTCTTCTTTTTGTTTCTTTTCCTCATCAGCTTTTTCTTCTTCCTCAACTCTATTAGTTAAATCTTCTTGTATTTGATCAGCTTGTTCAAAGTATTTCTCAAAGCCTTCTTTAGTAGTTAACTCATCATAAGCTTTAGATGCTCTTTCTTTTCTATTATTCAATCTGTTAACATCAATACCATATTGTAACAATTCAGCAGCACTACCAATAGGAACTGCATTATCTTTAGTTACATCTTGACCATTCACTTCAAAGTTCAATAACTTCTCAAATGTTTTTTCATCCACTTGATTGTTATTTAAAAGAAGATTGATTCTTTCAGAGTTTGTACGTAAAGCTTTAACTTGATCTCTAGTTGATTTTCTATCAACAGGACTAGTGTATTCAGTGATTGTCTTATTTAAGTTAGCAGCCTTTTGCTCATAGAAATCACGTAACTCTGTTAATCTTTCTTTGTTAGTAAGTTGACTAACTAAGTCAGTGCTAATCAAAGGATTAATACCATTGATAGAATTTTGAACAGAGTTTATTCTATTGTTTACAGCTTGAGCTGTAGTAGCATAATATGTTAAATCAGTTTTGTAATCTTCAAATCTGTTATGATTGTCAGCTTCAATAACTGTATCTAAGTTATTAAAATCAGGAGCATTCTTAAATGGATTCTTAAAGCTTTTATCAATTAAATCTGTAGTGGATTTAATTTCATTTGCTTTAGCAATTAAGTTATCTACATATTCCCCTACAGTTGTTTTATTTGTAGCATTCCAATCTAATTGGAATAACTTTTCAAACTCTTCTTTAGGAAGATCTTTAAGCATTTTTAATTGCTCAATTGTTACATCATGCATTCCAGCAGGAATACGTGATTGTACAAAATTAAAGAACTGATCTTCTTGTAAGTTCTTAAATTTAAATACATCACCAGAAGCATTTGCTGCTTCCATCTCTCTAGCAATACCAGCAGAAGTTAATGTACTATCGTACATTTGCTTTAATGTTCCAGTTACACCATATCTATTAACAATATTAATAGCATTAGCTAATCTAGCATTAGTACCTACTCCTTTATAATTATCATATATATGCTCACCAGTACCTACAATTAATCCTGTAAGAGAACCAATCAACATATTTTCAATACCCTCTTGAGTACCAAACTGTTGGTTCATACCATATACAGTAGACTTGATAACTTGGTTTAAGCTATCCCAAGTTTCTTTATTCTTATCAGCTTTATACTTTCTTGTATAGTAATCATATGTACCTCTCTCAGCAGCAAACTGTCCACCCTCTTCATATACACCTTCTGCAAACATTGTAGAAACAGTTGGTTTAACAGAATCCCAAACTCTTCCAGCAATTGTTTTAGCAGCTTTCTTTTCAAATACATCAAGACTACCTTCTTGTAATCCTATCTTACCTGCTCCCTCAATACTTTGTTGTAAGCTACCAGTGATAGCACCTGCTCCACCATTAATCATTGATTTGTATAAGTTACCAAACATCAATGTATTAGATGCAGTTAATAATGCCATGTTAATACCAAATCTGGTATTCATACCAGCTCTAGCATATGTTTCTATTTCTTGTAAATCTGCACCACTTGGTTCTTGATTAAAATGATCAAACTTATATTGATTAACTAATTCATCTTTAATCTTTTTATATCCATCTCTAGACTCCATAGATGCTTCTGTCATAGAAGAACCATAGATAGCCATACCATATCTAAAAGCATTATTCACTCTACTTGCTGCAGCTAACTGAGCTACCTTATTCATATTAAGAATAAAGCTTTCACTCTTTCCTAAATCTGTTGCTAAGTTATTAAGTCTAGTTATTTGAGAAAGTTCTGTAGCTCCTAATGCTCTACCTAATTTAGTTTCAGCACTAAATGCTTTATTTAACCATAAAGAAGCTTTACCAATTTGAGCACCTATTAATGGAATCTCACCCACTCCTTCTGTTACAGCACCTATAGCAAGATCTTGTATAGCAGCACCTGCAATAGCACCACCCATAAAACCTAAGTTAGGTATAAACTTCTCACCCCATGCATAAGAACTCCCTTCTGTAAAAGGAATAAAACTATAATAAGGATGATCTTTAGCAGCTTTAGATTGATAAGTAGGCATCCAAGTATCTAAATTGTTTACCCAAGTATCCACAGCTCCTTCATATCCATCAGGGTCTCCTGATAGTTTAGATATATCACCATTCTTAATAGCAGAGATAGTATTAGGAATATTTGTAAAACTTGAAGCAACTGTACCAATAGCTCTAGCAACACCTTTAACTACACCTCTTCCAAGGTTACCATACCAGGTTTGTTGTTGTGCATTAATGTCTTCTAAATCACCAACCCCTCTTCCATATATAGGATAGCGTTGGTTAGCAAGAAGTTCACTTTCAGGAATAGATTGAAAAGGTTGAGCAAATCCTCCAGGACCAGGCATATTGCCCATCTGTGCAAGTTCTGCAAGACTATATCCTCTTTGACTTACAGGAGCATATATAGGACCAGGATTAGGTTCACCAGGAATAAAATTACCTAAAGGCAATTGATTAGGAGACCTTAAATCAACATGAGGCCCTCCCAATGTTGGGTCCATTGGTAAATGTTCATTCTCAATTAACTTATCGTTACTGGTTGCCATATTATTTCCAAGTTTTTAATGCTTCATTATAAGCATCTTTATTTACTGCATTTAGTATATTTTCTATGCCCCCAAATGGAACATAGTCAGGAGTAATTCTTTGTGCTTTCCATATTGGTGAATTAGGATCTTTAACAAACATATTCAAAAGATATCTATCATTAGCACTTCCATCATTCTTCTTATTCCCTTCTATAGTAAATCTAACTAATGGAGCTATAGAGTCATTCTTTAATCCAGGAACATCAAACCCTGTTATTATTGCACTTACAGCATGAGCAGGATCAACTTGAGGAGTTCTTTTATCCAACATGTCTGTAGTTCTATTAGGAGAACGTTCTATATAATCTTTGTATTGAGCATATGGACTAAATGCTCTTACTTCTGGAAAATATGCTTGTTGGTCATAGTTCATAGGAAGAGTGATTGTCTTTGATCCATCTCCTTTAACTGCTACCATTTCAGTGGTACCATCATCATTTTTCTTTACACTAAATTTTGTTTTACCAGCACCTTTTTCTGTATCCCAACTTAATACTTCAGAAGCTCCAGCTTTATTACCAGTATTAGCATCATTAATTGCTACTGATGTAAGATATTTATTAACAGCAGCTTGTTGATCTTTATTTGTTTCTACATCAAGTGCTTCATATTGTGCAGTTTTCTTTGGAGTATTTTTAGCTAAGAAGTCTGCAATTTTTTTCTGTGCTTCATCAGATGCTTTACTAATAGTTTTATTTGAATTTAGATTCTCAATTGTACTATTAACTTTCTTATCCTCAGCACTAGGAGTACCATTATATCCAAATCCATTTACCCATTTTTGTAAAAGTGGAGCAAGTGATGCATATTGACCATTCTTGTAAGTTTTTAACTTTTCCAATAAAGGACCAGCAACTGGAATAGCTTGTCCTTCAAATCTATAGTCATTTATAAATTCAGATAACTTTCCAACATCCTCTCCTGAATATCCAGCAAGTGGTGGTAGACTTTTGTATGCATTAGTCTTTGCTTCCTTTTCTAATTTTTCAGCAGCAGTGCCTAATTTAGATGCATTTAGCATTTCATTATTAGCATCATAATATTCCTTTAAGAAATTCTTTTCATCAGGACTATAATTTCCTGTAGGGTTTGTATGATATTTTTCTAACAAATCTGAAAATCCTTTTTGTTTTTGATCATAAGTCATTCCTGGAAACAATGTTTCTGCATAATCATTTTGTATTGTTTTCATCTTATTTGCAGCATCACCAGCAATCTTCCATTGATCTTCCACTGTTTTAGGAACAGCAGTGTTAGGAGTTGTAGATGTTGTAATCACTGGATCTGGATGTTTCTCAAGCCACTCTTTCTTTTCTTTATCTGTTTTAAATCTAAATTCTTCTGACCAAGTATATTTATCCCAATTAGCTTTATCTTTAGCTAAATCATATGTTGCCCATCTATGACGACTTTCATCTGCAGCTTTTTGCATATCAAAGTTTAATCTTTGCTTTTCCATATACACTTGCATATATGGATTATTCTTATATTCTTGCTCGTAACTTTTATAAGACATGTCATTTGCCATGTCCATTAAATGTTTTTGTGTGTATATATGTTCTTTAAAGCTTTCTAATTTAGCAGGATCTTTAAGTCCTTCTAATGTAGCATTTAATTCTTTATCTAATGTACCATTTTTTTCATTACTCTGAAGATCTGTCAATCTAGCTCTAAGTATATTTTGTTGTTCAGATGTTAAGTTTGGATTTGATAATGCTGAAGATAAGTTAACTATTTCTTGAGACTGTAACTTCTTTCTACCTTCATAAGCTTTGATTATATCTGGTGCAAATGATTCCATTGTAACACCTCTATATTTAGCCCAAGAATCTATTCTTAATTGTTGAGCATCTTTAGCATCTAAACTATCTAAGAAATTATTGTATAACTTCTCAGCAGATATTCCCTTTATAGAAATCTTATTTATAGCTGCATCTATTTCAGGTTTTCCTTGACTAGGATCTGTAGAAACAGTTTGACGAGTTACAGCTTTTTTAGTTTTAGGATCTATCACTGTTTTACCAGTTTTAGGATCTTTTACTGTTTCTGTTCCAAAATATAATGTGTTTCCTTGAGGATCACGCATATATACATTCTCTGTACTATATACATCTGGGTGACTTAATATCTTCTCAGCTCTATCTGTAAGTTTCTTATCTACATCCCAATGTTCTATATATCTACTATTAAAACGAGATTTAATATTTCCATCATTTAACCATTCAGCTTTTTGACTATCCCAGAAAGCATCATTATTAGGATTAGATTTACCTGCTTTAATGGCAGCTTCTCTATCAGCATCTCCTTTTCTTAACACCTGAGTAGAATAAACAGCATTCTGAACTATAGGATCTTTAACTATTTGAGTAGCCATACCTCCTACAGAGTTAACTAATTGCTGGTTAGAGAAATCCCCAGCAGCAACAGTTCTTAATTTCCCACCTAACTCATCAAGTTTAGATTGTAAATAAGGCTTATGCTTATCAGTAACATCCATTCCAGCTATATTATCAATATAACCTTGAATCTTTTGCACACCTTGGTCATACTGTTGTTGCTTGTACATGCCCACTTGGGTCATAGCATCAATAGGTAACTGCTGTACGTAGGGATTAAATTTTGATATTTCGTCTGTAAATGAGGCCATAATATAAGAATTAGCAAATGTAAATTAAAATATCAGAAATACCAAGAACAATAATAGATTTTGTTAATTTGGTATAACTGGTTTGATTATAGATTTTTTATAGCTTTAACAATAGATCCGTTTCTTTTTTTAGTAGTAGTTGGCTTAATTACCTTATATGCTGTAACTTGTCCATTAGCACCAATCACTGGAACTGTTCCAGCAGGTGCACCATTATCTGTTAAGTCAGGATCTGATATTCCTACTGAAGGAATAGCAAACTGAGCAGGATTGTTAATGTTATAAGCTCTACCTTGAGGATCAAATCTGTAGTTGTACATATTCTCTGTAATACCTAATGTTCTGTTCTCAAGCTTGTTCTTAGCAATCTTATCACTAATAGATTCAAGAGCAGCAAATGTCTCAGCTTTAGTTTTAGACTTAGCTGTTTCTTGTCTAACATATTGATTATCAAGGATTCCCAAATTTTGTAATTGAGCTTGATTAATAGCTTGTCTATTAGCTTGATATACAGCAGCCTTATTAACTTGATTAGCTCTAAATTGTTCTCCTAACACTTTATTCTTAGCATCAGCAGCTTGAGCCATAATAACTGACTGAGCAGAAGGATCTTGACCAGCAGCTAAAATAGCAGCTCTAGCCTGAGAATCAATAGAATTCAATTGGTCTTGTAAAGATATATCATAAGGTTGATCTAACATTGGTTGGTATGTCTGAGCTTTCACTCCTTCTAACTGATTGCTACCCAATGCATACATTTCACCCATTAACTGACTAGGATCAAGAGGTAATTGATTTGTAGGTCTAAAGAATGGATATGCACTTAATAATGATTGTGTAGCATCTTCCCAACCAAATCCTTTACCTTTATCTTTAGTAGGTTTTAATTTTTTCAAAGCAGCTAAACTTCTATTTAAAACAGCAGGATCAATACTTGTTGGTGCACTAGGTAATTTAGGCTGATCAGCTTTTATAATCTCTCCTGGATACATTGGATCATAAGGAATAGTTGTTCTTGGTTGTCCTATTCCAAGACGAGGTACTTCAAATGAAGGATCTGCATTAATAGCAGTTAACATAGGTATACCCTGATAAGGTGGTGTTGTTGTTCCTTGAGCATCATTCCATTCTGGATGCCAACCTACTTGAGCTTTCTTTAACTTCTTACCATCTTTACCAATAGAAGGGTCTTTAATAGGTCTTAACTTACCTTTAGCTAAACCATCACTTTCTACACCAAACTCTGCTGCTGTATCAAGAATAGCATTCTGTACCATAGCTGCTTTTTGTTTCTTATCAGCTATATCTTTTAATTTAAGATTTGCTCCCATAATCATTGCTTTACCAGCGTTAAGAGATAGTTGATCAAATGGATCAGTACCATTTGCATTGTTTACTATATCTGTAGCCTTTTCAATAGTTTTATTGTGTTTTGCTTCTTTCTTACTTAAGTCAGCAACATAGTTTTTAAACTTCTTACCACTAGCTTTTTTATCTCCAATTTCTGATACACCATAATTAGGAATCATCATGTTACCAAATACCACTAAGTTATCATCACCTGCATTACCACCATCTTGTAACTTAACAGCTGGTTCACCTCTTTCCACTTCTACAGGATTATCACCATAGGTAACACCTATACCACTTCTTCCTTTACCATCTGTTTCATCATGAGATTGTCCTCTAAACATTACAGTTTCTCCACCATCTGGTAAATAAGGATTGTGAGATAGGGTTTCAGCTTTACCTCCCCAATGAGTTTGTAAATCTCCACCCATAGCATATTGATCTCTTCCTGTGTACATAGCTTCTGCACTAGGAGGTGTGTATTCTTTTAAATGTCCACCAGCTCTTAATGTATCCATTCCTTGATGTGCAAAGTTGTGCACTTGAGATACATTTAAATCACCAAAGTGAGTAATCACTTGAGGATTCCAACCATTGCTAACCCATCCATGATCATCATCTGTATATCCACCATCTTTCATTACATTCGCATTCTGTGCATGTATAGCATTTGCTCCCTGTGCCCATGCAGCTCTTTGTGTATTTATTCTACCAAGATCTTGATAATGTTGTAGCTTTCTAGCATCATCTACACCACCAAATAAGTTACCAGCTACACCACCTAAGAATCCACCAACAGCACCACCAACAGGTCCAAAGAATGCTGTACCCACTGCAGATCCAATTCCTTTACCTATAGAAGCTTGACCAGAATCTTGGAAGTATTCTCCAAACTCTGCTGTAGGAATATTACCACCATAAGCATATTGTTTAGGATTGCTATCATTTAAAGGCTCATATCCAAGATCTCCATATAGATTACCAGGAGCATATGTATTTTGTATCTCAGTTGGATTACCACCAATTGATCTACCGTTCTGAGCAGATAAATAGTTTGTACCAACTCCTTGAGGAGAACCTAATTGTCCAGGTTGTACTAATGCATCTTCAGGTCTAACATATCTACGTTTAGCTCTATCTGGTGCAGATTCAAGAGCAGAAGCTGTTAAATTACTAATCTTTGAAAATTGATTTGCTTTAGCAATATTAGCATGTTGTTGTTCAATTTGTCCAGCCCCTTGTAATATTTGTGGAACAGCATTCACTATACCAAGACCAGCAGCCTCAGCACCAGCCATTGCACCAGCACCTTGTGCACCTAATGCACCTTCAGCACCAACATTCATAATGTTAGTACCTAATCCTGGTTTAATTATATTAGCAAGTCCAGTACCAAGACCTCCTTGATTTTGGAAAGCAGTTCCTAACATTTTACCAATACCAAAAGTATCTAATCCATTTTGTCCTTTCTTTAACTTACGACCACCATTTTTTTGAACTGGTATATCATCATCCACTCCCAATCCTGCATAATTATTTGCAGCACTTGGTACATTTTTAGTAGTAGAAGCTGATTTAGATCCTAATACATCAATGATACCAGAAAGATCACTACTCACTCCTTTATAAGTAGGTCCACCTTTAGTACCATCAAGTCTATTTAAAGTTTCTTGTTTTTCAAGTTCCTCTTTAGTAAGACCAGCATTCACTGCTTTTGTATTAGTTAACAAATCATTGAATGATATAGGATTAAAAGGATGGTCTGCTTTACCACCAATGTATGCACCCACTTGTGCTTGAGGAGGATTACCAAAGTCAGTTAATTGATGTAACTGTGTATTCACCATTTTAGCTCCCATAGCAGCTTTCTTAAATGCTTTACCATGAGCTTTCATAAATGCTTCTTCTGATGGATATTTCTTATAGAATTCCTTTTCAGACTTTACTTTAGCGATCTTTAAGATTTGATCTTTCATATTGAACTTTTGTATGATTTATTTATATTTATCTAACCAGCCACCGTTTTTTTGTTTATCATTAGATGATTCATTATTTATTAATCCTGCCCCACCTACTACAGCTGCTCCAGGTAAAACATAAGCTTTATTTAGAAAATCTAATAGTCTTTTACGTGGTGTATTTTTAACATCTTTGCCATATTTTTTAGCAACATTTTGTATTAAATCATTTACATCACCATGAATCTTAATAAAATTTTCACCAGCTTCTGTTCCAGGTTTATGTTTATTTACAAAAGATGTAAGGTCTTTTTGAGTTAATTGAGTTCCTCTAGGAATTCCTTCCGATTCTTCTATAAGATCTAATAATTTTAATGCTCTAACTTGTTGTTCCTCTCCTTTGTTTAAATATACCATATGATCTGCTACTTTACCAAGACCTGGTACATTTCTTTGAAACCAATTTCCCACTTTAATTGTTGGATAGTTTTTATACTTAGCAGCAATATCAGACTTTTCATAAAATCCAGAACTTTGCCCCATTGCATGTTTAATTTCATGGTCAGCTGTAGCTAATGCCTCATCTCTAGTTAAATGCTCACCTATTACTATTTTTGGATTTTCAGTTTTACCAAGATTATAATATCCATAAGTTGCTGGATCTTTTGTATCTCCTACAACAATTTCAGTTTTTTTAATTTTGTCATGATACTTATCAACTGCTGCTTTTACTTGTGCTTCAGTTTCTCCTGTGTTAGCCATTCTTCTTCTTAAGTATTCATCACTATTTAACCAATCACTTTCTCTTTTAATCATCGCATTAAGTTCAGATCTAGATATTTGATTGTTAAGTGGTAATTCATTTTTTAAAACATTACCTTCTGCTATTGATAATTTTGGTAGTTCTGAATTTTCTACTGATTGTAAAGAATTATTAAATGATACTTTAGAACCTAAGAATGGTTTTGTTTCTTTAGCTACAGTAGATACAACAGGAGCTAAATCAAGAGCATTCCAAGCAACATCTGATGTAGCAGTTGCTATATTATTCCAAGTAGGATTTTGATAAGCTGTCTTTACAGATTGTGCTGTATTAGGAAGATTTTCAAGTCCTTGATAAGCAGCAGCTGCACCAAGAATATTAGTTCCTGTTAATCCTGCAACACCTGCTATAGGAGTTTCCAATGCTGGTGCTATATATGGAGCAGCAGCAATAATTTCTGGACCAAGTAATGCAGCAGCAGTTGCTGTGCCTAAAGCCGTAGGGTCCATAAAAGCACTATTACGAAAAGCTTTGATATGTTTATTATTATACCAACTATTTGCTTCATCTTTTCTAGCTTGTTCTGCAGCAGCTAATGCTTCTCTTTCACCAGGTTTAGGATTCCATTGTGATATAGTAGTTTCAGCTTTACTAGGATCATATGGAGCAAACTTCATATGTCCCCATACAGAAGGTTTACTAGAAGTAACAGTAACTGTAGGTAAAGTCATTCCTTCTGGAATTTCTGTACCATCCTGAGCTTTATACTTATCTAACCATCCCCCACTTTTTTTCTTAGTAGAATCTGATTCTATTTTATTACTTATATTAATAATAGGATCTATAGTATATTTATTATATGTATCTACAGCACCCTTTCCCATTAAATTTGCAACTCCTAATCCTAATCCATATTTTTCAACAAGACTTTGTGTATGAGGAGCAAATGTTGCAAGTTGAAATTGATTGTTTATTAACTTTTGTTTATCAATAGGTACATATCTTGTAGAGAAAGGAAGTCTTCTATTAAATGACATTGATGGTTCTGATAATGGTATATCAACAATTGGTCTTCCATATTTATCCATCATTAACACACCATTTCTATTAGGGATATGTTGTGCTGAAAGATTTGATTCAGGATGATTCAAATCAAATGTAGCTTCAAATACACCTTGATAATTTTCAGCTGGTTCACCCATAGCAGCCCAGTTTCCCTCATTAGTTATTTGATCTCTTCCAAGTCTAAATTTAGATCCACCTTTAGGGCTTAATGCTTTTCTTTCTATAACATCTTGTATAGAGTTTCCAAACTTTCTAAATGCTTGTCTGTTTCCACCTAGTTTATTTCCATATCCAGGAAGATAATTTAATGGACTAAATTCCATAATATCTGATTGACCCCCAAGTAATTTTAAAGGATCTAATTTTGGAAACATGGCATCTACAAAACCTGTTGGATCAGGAATTCCTGCTTTACTAACAACTCCCTCTATAGGTTGAACTGAACTAAGATTTGTTCTTGGTAAACCTCTTGCTTCTGATAATAAAGGAAGTATTGTAGCTGCATTTAATCCAGCATTAATAAATTCTCCTTTAGCTAGATTACCAGGAATAGAAGCAGCTGCATCAATATAACCAAATGGATTAACAATATTAGTAGCATGTTCTAGTATATTCTGTTCACCTCTTTCAAAGTGTTCAGGAATATCTCTACCATGTATTTTATATGATAAAGCTGTCATTGGATGAGTAGCAATATTCCAAGCTCTAGATAATGTAGATTCTTCTGGTTCTGCAGTTTTTATATACCCTTGCCTATCTCTCATTGCCTGCATCTTAGCTGCTTTAATCTCTTCTTTTGTAGCAACTTTAGAAGTGGGTTGATATGTTCCAGACTCAACTCCCATTGTAATACCAGTTTGAGCCATTGGGTATTCTGTAACCTTCTTACCCTTGAACTTATAGTTCTGGTCAGGTTGCATAAGCTTTGTATCTCCTGTATCAGATACACCAAGTACAGGATAGTCTACACCTTCCATTGTGATGTTGTTAGAATTAATCTCTGTAACCTCACCTGGGTGTGCCCATTGACCCATATCATCTTTAATCACAGAACCATTCTTACTTATAGTCTTAGGAGTGAAATCTAATCCTTGTTGATAGAAACTCATTTCCTTACCATTCTGAGCACTTGCTTTAGTTTTCTTAGCATACTTACCATTAGCAGGAGCAGCTCCAGCTGTACGTGCGTATGTGAATCCTACAGCACCTGGCATACTTCCACCCATTTGTAATTTATTTCTATTCTTTGTCCACTCTTGACCATAGTAGTTTGCCCACTCATTTTGTAATTTAGGTTGAATCACTTGATGTGCTTCATATTCTGTTGTACCAGGAGTGAAATAGTTCTTATCATATGCTTTTCCAAAGTTAAGACCTTTAGTATTTTTAAGCATTTGACCAAAGTCTGTAGCCATATGACCCAAGAATCTACCTGTTTTTTCTAATCTTGATTCTTCAGGATGTTCATTATATTGTTGATAATGACTATATTCATTCATATACTGCTCCATTAACTTTTGAGGAGTAGATTCAATTTCTCCAACATTAGGATCAGTTTCTGCAACTAAGTTAAGTCTTCCAGTAAATGGATTTATCATTGAGCGTTTTCCTGCAATTGTACGTTCTTTTACAGCTACTGGAGCATATCCATGAGCTTCATTAAGTCTTTGGAAAGCAGCATAGCTTGCTTTTTCTGCTTCAGTTCTATCAGGAGCAGTGTAATAATCTTTTAATGTATTATAAAACTCTTGACTTCTTTTATCAGTAGGTATACCTCCACCATTCTGAAACTGTCCACCCCATGCAGGAGAATAGTCTCTACCTTTAAGATTGTTACCCATACCTACAAATCCAGGACCTACAGATGTTTGATTATCATTGTAGTTAGCCTGTTTACCATAATTATCTTGTTTCTTCTGTAATAAAACTCCTTCTTTAGCTTTAGCCTCATTTTTAATATTTAAAAACTTCTTAGTAGTTTTATCAGTCCATTTACCATCTGTGTCATGAAGAGCTTTAAATGCTCTAGTCACTTTACTATGTGTTACAATATCAGCATCTTTAGGAGCAGTTTCTGCAAACTCAAAAGCTTTCTCCATTCTAGCTTTGAAGCTATCAAATGATTCTCCACCAGGAACAGGAGTGCTAGATTTACTAGCCCATTGCTTTTCTTTAAAGCTTCCTTCAGGAGCTCCATCATATTCACCAATATCCCATGTTCTTAATATAGGATTGTTGTATACAGGCAAGTCTGCTGTTTGTCCAATAACATCTGCTGTTTCTTTTGCTCTTTGTACATCACTAGTGATAACAGCTTTCTTTCCTCTTTTTAATGCTTCTTGTCCTACACTCTCTGCATACTTAACTCCTTTCTTAGTTAAATTAGTTGGATTCACTCCATTCTCTTCTTTGTCTGCTGTTGCTGTATCTTCACCATGTTCAAACACTTCTGTTCCATTAATTCTTATTGGAGCAGCTTTAGGACCAACTATGTTTCCACCATCTGCATATTTATCTAACCATCCACCAGATTCCATATTAGACATAGCACCAAAGAATCTTCTTTGCTTGTCTGTAAGAGGATGTCCATGAACAGATTTGTCATGTAATATTTCTCTAGCTTTTTTTGGTGTTAAACTTTTTGCCATTACTTGTAAGATATTTCAGCAGGTGTAACAATAAATCCACTAACTAAATGTAAATCAGATTTGTCATCCAGTATGTGTCTAACCTTTAAGAATTTAGCTCTTAGAGGTTCTTTCTTATATGATCTTTTTCCATAATCCATATTAGCTTGATTTAGAACTTTATCTATGGATAATGACTCACAAGTAGTATTAAACAAAGGTACAGTTTTATCTTTAACTAATCCCCAGAAAGTGTTGTATTGATAGAAGCCATCAGACTTAGCATAAGTGATAGTCTTACTATCTGCATTATATATAGGATAGGTCAAATATTGTTGCAAGTTACGTAAAGGTTTTGGAACTAACAACAATAATCCTGAACATTGTTGACCATTATATAAAATAGCTTTATTAAAATAACCATTCACTTCTATAGCTGCATTATCATTATATGATCCAGTGGTACTAGGTAGATACTTGATTGCTCTTGTATAATCCTTAACATTCTGAAGGATTTCATCATAAGATAGGTAAGCAAATGGGTATTCTAGTATAAATGGTTCTATATTATCGTAATACTTATTATAAACAGTTATGTCTTTCAAATGTGTCCATATACTACCTGTATTATAAGGTGTATAAATTATGGCAGCTATCTCTGCTTCTGTAGCCTGAGTAATGTGTAATTCTACTAATGTATGACATCTACCAGTGGATTGTAATATAACCATGGTAGAACTATTATCTACATTTAATGCATATCCATCAATAAGCTGTTGCTTAGTTACTCCTGTAACTAATGTTTCTCCATATTGATCAATGATGTCAAATGGTCCTGTTCTGCTTCCAGCCTTTATTAATTTTATGATTATTGTTTTTGCCATCTTATATATTTACAATTAAAAACACCCTGTTGTTACACTTTTAGCTTTTAAAGTGTTAACACTATCTTTTGCTACTATCCAATATGTACCATTAGTAACACCTACACCATAACCAATTGAACTAGCTTCTACCCAACTTTCATTTGCTAAAGCTTCTGATTCTGATAAAAAATATGTTGTTCCATAAAAATAAGGAGGAACTCCACCTGATGTACTTGTTGAGTTAACAGTAATATTACCAAAATCACAACCATAAGATGTACTAAAATCAAGAGGAGGTAATGTAGTGGTGGTGGTTGTTGTGGTTATTGAAGCATTTGCTTTACCATCTAAATCACAAGGACCTACAGATATTGCTGTACCATCAGTTTCACACACTCCAGGAACAAACACTGCTGTACCACTTAAGTTACAACATGGTGCTGCTGTTGTTGATGTACTAGTTGTAGTTGTAGTGGTGATTTCTTGAAGAGCAATTGCTTCTAAATCACAACCTCCATTCAACCCAGAATAGAAGAAGTTATTTTCAGCTATGTAGAAGTTAGGAATGTAGCTATGGAAGCTCACCCAACTGCTAGTATTCATATCAAAAGATAAGGTCCAAGACTTGTTACAGAAATACTGAGTGTCTGTAAGATTTACATATTGTCTAAGAACTGTTGTTCCATAATGCTTGTTTATATAATACTTGTCAAGAGCTTCATCATATAGAATAACTCCTCTATATTCAATTTGAGGAATGTAGTCTAACTTACTAATAATCACTCTATCATACTTACTATCATATACACCATGTATACCAATACCATTGAAGTGGTTATCTATGTTAGCATTAGGATAGTATTTTAAAATCTCAAATGGTAAATGGTCTGTTATAAACCTATTTACACCAGAACTAAAAGCAGTCATATCATTAGGAACATATCTACCATACATGTTCAAAGAGATTAAGAATATCTGACCTCTCTTAGCATCAATAGAAACTTGTCCTTGAGGAATCTTTAATAAGAACTTATGTTGAGTTCCCATGTATCCAAGATTTGTTTCAGCAAAATCAATTGGAGGGGCACTTCTAAATAATGAATCATTACCTAAATAAGCAGCTTGAGGGTTACTAGTTCTAACCGTAAGCATTGTATTATATAAGAAGCTCTTATTCTCAAATCTAGCTATGATGGCTTTATTCTGAATACCATCTAAAGATACCAACTTACCATAGTTCTGAGGGAAATCAAAGTATGCTACAGGAGCATAGTTTAACCAGCTATTCACCTTATTGCTAGGATTAGATGATTGTTGCTCAGAATAGATAGCTCTAAATGGATAGTTTGTATAACATAATTGAGGTGACCAATCTATAGGCAAATGAGAGAATGTATTCTCTGTATTTTGTCTAGAATAAGTTACATTATAAGTGTACGTATTATCAAAAGCAATAGGAACATTAGTTTGTTGTAACCAGTTATCTGGAATACCTGTGCTCACGTGTGGGTAGAAATCACCTTCTAAATTATTAAATGCTTGACGTAAGTCTACATTAATAGAAGATTCACAATAGAAGTAAGGAATACCATATGCAAATAAATAGAACTTACCATCATAATATGCGTTAGTTGTACTTACAGTTACTGCTCCTTCAGGGAAGGTTGTAGTGCTACTAGTAGTGCTTGATGGTATATCTGGATTATTAGGACAATCAAAGTTGTGAGCTTTAACTGATATAATATTCTTCATTAATGTTGTACCAGCCATGTAGTTACTCAATATTGATCTAGAAGAATGCCAATATTTTGGATAGGCTACATTACCTATCTCATCATAATAAACATCACTATCATCTTGAGCATTCACTCTATTATCAATAAAGAAAGGAAGTTTTGTTTTATAAGCAAACTTACCAATGAATGTATCTCCACCAAATGCTACATCTGGTTGAGCACTTGAGTAAGTGCTGAATATTCTTTGGAATCCTGTATCAATTGTTTGATAAGAATACATCTGTCCCCATTGATTTACAAAGATGTTCTTTATAGATCCATAGTAAGATAGCACCTTAATATCCTCTTGCATTTCTGGAGTGGCACAGTTTCCTCTTTGAGAGATTGTAAATCTTGAATTATCAGTGATTGTACGTTCATTACTTACAAGAAGATTTGGTGTGTCATCCACTCTTGGTAGAGCATAAATTTCATTTGACATCTTCAAATAAACAGAAGATTCTCTTTGGAAATTGTTAACATTGTTATTATCTCCTACTGATTGTACACCAGGAATAAGATATTGACAGATGCTAAGTTCTCTTTGTTTAACTCCTAAACCATTATCAATAGGAACTCCATAGTCATATTGAGCTATAGAGTTAAATGAATATGCATAGTTTCTTCTATTGATACCATTTATATAAAGTTGTAGATATGCTTGGAAAGCTGTAAACATTGCTGTTGCATCAAGTGTTCCTGTAATCTTAGCAATGTTATAACTTGAATTCAAAGCATCCACTTGAACTTGTTCACTTAATAGTTTATATTGAGCATTGTTTTTAACCTTTACAAAATGAGCTCTACCTGCACCAAATATAGCATTCTCCATTTTGATTATGTTACCTAACACAGGTTGTCCAAAAGAAGTTTCTGGAGAATTGAATACATATCTAGCAGGTGCATCAGTGTATGGAAATCCATTTAGTGGTTGTGGTTCACAATATGTATTTACATAGTTATTATTTAACTGTACAACATATTTATCTGAACCACTTATTCTTACAGGAGTTGTTGTAGAATTTACAGTTTGTGGGTTACCGTAATAAACGTTAATTGAAATAGGAGATAATGTAGAAGGATCTGTATATTGAAATTGTGTATGCCCATTAACCTGTAAACAACTTAATAAATAAGCTGTGGCAGTTAGATTTGTAATAGTTGGACTTCCTGCTGTTACTTGAGGATCAGTTAAAGAACATTGATTCCACACTTCATAAGTTGTAAAACTTCTTGAAGATGGTTCATTTGTAAAACAGTCAGTGTAAGTGATTGTTCCAGCATTAGGTCCTGCCTCTATCTTATAAGTTTTACATTGAGAATTGTAAGCATTGTTTCTTTCTAATAAGAAAGGATCTGGATTAAAGTCATTATATGGATAGTTAGCATAATAGTAATACGTAGAGTTAGCATTGTTTGGATTTTCTCTTGTATATCTACCAACATTTCTTAACATACCTTTAGCTACAATAGAACTGTTTGTAGCTCTATCTCCTCTAACAATCTTATATCCAGCTATCTCATTTTTCTGATTATCAGTTAAATCAGAAGTGTTAATTAAATCAATAATTTGTTCTGTGCTAACTTTAACACCAATTGGATAGATTGCATTTTGCTGCATCACTGGTTTAAAATCAGGACTAACTGTATATGCTCCACTTTCAAAAATAGGACTTACAAGAACATCTGGGAACTTATGATGTCTGATTGGTTGATCAGCAAGGTTTCCCCAAACATTTGGATTACAAGGGTATTTCTCTGTAGATTCCCAATATGCAAACTGACCATATTGATATGGTGTAGCATTTCCAATTTTAGGTCCTGTAGCATTTGCAATTACAGATGCTGTATTATATATCTTCCAATAAGGAGCTTCAGTTCCAGTTCCAATATAATCAGCATTTGAAACTTTATCAACCACCACTAAATCATCTATTGTAGCAGTTCTACCAGGAATATGAAAACCATCTGTTTGTTTACCATTCTTTAATAAGAATACTATTTCAAATGCATACACCTCATCTCTAAGATAACCTCTTAGATTTGCAGTATTTACACCATCTGCATAGTTTTCATTAGAAGGAATTCTATATGTTTCCCATAATAAGTCAATCTGATTAGCAATCTTTTGATAACTCACTCTATCTATAGAAGTTAAATTATCCCAAACTAATATATCCTGTACACTAGTTACATCCTGAGCAATATCATAATAAGGATATTTTATGAATATATCTGTAGTGGAAAGAGATATCTCTGTTTTATTTTGACCTGTATAAGTTATTTGGTTTGTTTGTTTATCAATGAAATATGTACCCACTAATTGCACAGTGGAAGCACCATTGATAGTTTTAATAACAGCTACGTTATAATATTCAAAATAACCTGTAATATCTATATTGCTAATATCTAATATAATAGATCTACCTACAGGATAGTTAAAATTATTTGTAGTGAGTTGTGGATTAGCAATAGAAACAGGATTAGTTACTGAGTAGTAAGATGTGTATGCATCTCCAAGAGCACTACAATACTGAATAGCAAACTGGTATGTACCAGCTACTAACTCTCCTTCATTAACAATACTATTGATTGTTAATTCTGGAATACTGAAATTAGGTTGTATTTTTAATTTATTACAATCAAGTTCAGGAATAGCTATTACATTACAAACATTAGAACCAATAGTTGAAATGTATGGAACATTCTCAATATCTATATATCTTCTAGGATTAACTCCATCTGTCCAATACACCTCAGTGGTGCAGTTAGTAATCTTATGTACAGACTTATGAATAGGATGATTAATGCTAAAATTAAGACAAGGAGAATTAGCCTTCACTGTAATTCCTAAATCAGGATAAGTTGTAGATAGTGTATGATATATACAATCATTATTATCCATATACCCTATCTCAGAACCTCCAGTTAAAGGATTGGCTAAAAAGAATATATGTTTATTTTTTTCTTGAATGAAGTGTTGTCCAATAAGCTGATAACCACTAGGAAAATCTAAGCAATGAACATTCCCTTGCTCATTCTGATAGTTAACAGAATTAGCATCAAAGTTTTCCAAGTTAGCATTCAAAGCATAAGTTAACTTACCTTTCTCAATCTGATTAACAGTTGAGTCCATGTTTAAGCCAACTCTACCAAGATTGTATTCTTGCCTAACATTCCCTTGTTCTTGTTGTCCTTGTTGTTGTTCTTCAGCCATAATTATTTATTAGTTTCTTCCCCAACCATATGCGTTGTAAGATCTATTAGGTAATTCGTACATATTAAATCTATTCAAGTCATTCTTAATCCTTCTTTGTTTAGTCCAAGGATCTTGCTTCTTGATTTCAATATCAGCCATAATAAAGGCTTCTTCAGATAGCTGTTTGTAATAAGCTAGCTTTGCTTGTATTTGTTGGAAAGTTTCATCAGTTAGCTGATTAGATAACATTTCAAACACCTTATATTTAATAAAGTGTTCTACATACTCTCTAATACGAAAGTTATCAGGAATCATTTGATTTCCAATCTGATCATATTCTGTAGCATAGAATATCAAATGAACTGTTCCTTCTCTAAAGTTGGTAACAAATTTGTTATCTCTAATATCAAATGAATCATAACTAGCAGAACCAGGAGTGAATTCATGAATTGGAGGTGGTGGAGTGTAGAACTCCCAAGCATTAGTATATTCTACATCACAGTTCTTTCTTACAGAAATGTTACCTGGTTTAAGCAAGTATTCATTTCTATAAGCTCTAGCTACTGATTGATTAGTCTTATATACAGCTTGTATAATCTCAGGCATACATTGTCCTGAGCAATTAGTATCATTACATACAGGATTAACACAAGGTCCTGTACCTCTAGTAAGAGGACTCACTTGTATTGTTGTTTGACTAGATGCTTGAGAATAGAATGAATTAGCTGTTTGAATAGGATAGTTAGATGGTATTTCTGTACACATCCAAGCCTCTCTTACAGCATAGAAATTATCTGGAAGTCTAGCCTCAAAATCATTTATATGCAAAATTTGTTCAGAGATGACATAAGTTGCTCTACCTAACTTCTTTAAACATTTGTCTAAGTAAGTAGGGAACAATAGATCATCTACTGCACCTGTATCAAAATAACTTTTTAGTTCTTCTTTAACAGTTGCATAAACTGGTTGAGGAGAAACAAAGTTGTACTTGTAATAATATGACATTTTATTTTAATTTTTCCACTCACGATAAATATGTTGATATTTATCATCAGTTTTTATATAATGGGATAGTAACCTAGAAGTTACACGTGAAGGCTTAAAGTACCAGAGATTTATGTTTCTCAATCTAGCAGACTCTTTAAACCACATCCATCCAAAGAAGTATCCTTCTGTATGATAGTTGAAGTTGTATATGCGTTTTCCTTTCTCTTTAGACTTTTGCCAATCTACTGGAAGGTTAACCATTTCTTTTCCATCAACTGTTTTTAATTTCTTTCTTTTTTTCTTATTGATTGAGAATTCTCCAAATCCAAAAGGAAGTCTAGCTTTCTCTCCAGTTTCTAAAATATAGCTCTTGAAGGACTCATTATATTGATATATAATGTTTCTCCACTCATCAAATGAAAGTTTGATTGTAGGATTCTTCTTGCAGAAGTTATTGTAGTTTTCTTTACTGGAGCTTCTCCAATCAATTTTTATTCGCATATTACACTTTAGTTACTTGGTCATCTTTAGCATCTGCTGTCTTATCATCATTAATTCTAAAGTATGTCTGTAGTAATTTTTGTGTTGTCATTGCTAATACCTGTTGTTCTAAATAACCAGGACAAGCATATTCTTTATCTAATGGGTTCTTACAATAGTCTTCATCAAGAACTACTGGTACTGGTCCACATCCACATTCTGGATACATTAAATCATTTGGTACATCTTCCTCAAAGAAAGCAGCAATTCTCACTGCTTTTAACATTGGATTGCTTACATATAGATATTCATTAGCTATCCAATAGTAAGTTTGATTCTTAATGATAGGAAGCTGTAATAGATTCAAATATCTATTGATTGTAACTTCTTTAAATTTAGTTCCTTGTCCACCCATTGCATTAATAGACCATACCCCTTGAATAAGGTATTGGTAATTACCTTCAGATATACGAGGTAATTTAAATTTAGTTCTTGCCACTTGACAAGGATCTGTATATCCACAGCATTCAGAGATAGGAACTTCAATAAGTTCTAAGCAAGGAATAGTGGTGAATACAGTGTCTGTAGCCCAAAGCTTTCTGAGGTTTGCCTCACGCTTGATTAATAATTGTGTGTTAACTCTGATCTCAGCAGCTATTACTCTGTCTGTAATAAGGTTATCCGTGGATATGAGTTTATTCATACCACGAATATCTGAGACCATTTTTCTTAATGTTGCCATTATAAATACTGTTTGAATATATTTGTCATTCCTGAGCCTTGCTCTATTAAGAATCCAGTCACTTCAGCTTTAGACATCACATGACCATTCTTATCATCCCAAAGACTCTTTGCATTTGAGAATGCTGGAATTTGGTAAAATTTAATACCATTGAAATCATGACTCACTTCATGATGTTTATCTCCTGTGAATATATAGAAGTTGCTATGAAAAGACCAACCATCTTTAAATTCCATTGGGAATAATGCTGCTAACTTAGCAGGCTTAATAGCATCTCCGTGATTAAACATTAATGCTGAAGTTCCATAACTTATGTATTTTCTATACTTAGGAGAGCAATCAAATTGTAATCTATCAATGTTTCTGAAATAAGCTTGCAACCAAGTGATCATATGCCATCCAGCAAACTCATCATGATTACCAGCTACATACACCACATTTACATTTTCTGCATGCTGTAATAACATTGTAATTACTAATATCTCATGCTCACATATGAACTTAAATGAATCATGGTATGTGTGAGTGTTTGTCTGAGGAGTTCCTTTAGTAGTCATACCAGAGTATTCACTATTAAACTCATCAGAACCAATAATATAGGTGATGTTCTCTAAGTTGTTAGAAAGCTTTGCTTGGTTAACAATAGTTTCCACTTTGTAAATGATATTACCCAATCTAAAAGAAATATCATTATTACCATCTATATCATATTTGTTTAAGTGGGAGTCTTGCTTGTTGATAACCAACATAGCATTACTCTTACCTTCTACAAACTTAGGACTTATAACATCTTGACTTACAGGCTTATATGAAGCTAAAAAGTCTACAAATGCATCTTGAAATACTTGCTCTGTAGACTTCTTTCCTAACCAAGCTTTTACTTGCCAGTGAGGTTGTTCTGCATTTCCCCAGTAGTTCTGTACATATTTAGTTATCTCCCATTTATCTGTATCTATCTTACACTTCTCAATAAGATCTTCTAAACTCTTTACTTCCTCAGATAAGTTAGCTACCACCTCTCCTGTACCCTTAACTATATCTTCTGTAAATCTAACAATTGTATCTTCCAAGTCTGCTATGTAATTTCCAAGTTCTGCTTCAATTTCTGTCACCTCTTTGTTTCTAATATCTGCTAGAAGTTCATCAACTTCTGCTTCTGTAATTCCTAGCTTTTCAGCATAGTATTTCTTTGATTTCTTCCAGTGTAGCATTTGTTGAAGTTGGTCTAATAGACTTTGGTTTTCAGACATATAGTTAAGTTTGGTTAAAATTACTGTAAAGGTAAGAACTATTTTTGATATTCCCAAAAATATACTAACTAATTTAATTAATGAAAATAACTAATTTAATTATAAATTAAACAAAAACCCCCAGCCTAGAAAGGCCAGGGGATACCTTGGAAACCAACAACCAGGGTTTTTAATGATTATGAACACTCAGTTACAATGTGTACTAGGTAGCTTACAGTTCCTGCTACAAGTGTACTTCCATTAGAATAAAGAACTGGAGATCCTCCATTTACTACTATTGGAATAGTAACATCTGTTATACCAACAGTTAAGCTTGTAGACCAAGTACCGCTACTGAAAGTAGGTACATGAGAAGCTACAGATTCTCCAACATTCAATCCAAGATGGTTTCCAGTTAATGAAGCACCTGTAACAGCTCCTGTACAAGCATTAGTAGGATAACCATCTGCAGTGATAGCTCCACTAATCAAAATTGATTGTGGTGTAGGAACACTTGCAGTTAATGTAAATGTTGATGAATACTTATTATAAGCAATAGTCAATACTCCTGATGTAAGAATAGTGGTAGTAGTGCTAGTAGTAGAACTTGTAGTTGTAGTGGTAGTGTTACCACTTACAGTTAAATAAAGCTGTGTAGTACAAGTTCCTGTAGATTGAACTAACACTTGTGTAGTTCCATCAGGCACTGTAGCATAATACCCAGCTATTAAATCTGCTCTAGACACACCTGTTACGGTAGGTGTAGTGAATCCATCTACATCTGAATATATATCAAAAGGACCTACACTAGTTCCTGCTAAGGTTAATGTGATTAATACTGTCATTTAATTTTGGTTTAACATTGGTTTATAATTGCACATAGTTGTGCTTTCAAAGTTGGGTTTGCTGCAATCTCATTTAATATAGTGGCAGCATCCATTTTACTATCTATTTTCTCAAGAGCAACAGTTAAACTATTGTTTGTGTTAACTCCTGAATTAGGAAGATTTGGTCCAACATACAATACTGTGTTTGAGTTAGGAACACCAGGAGGATGATAATAAGCCTCCCAACAGTCCATTCCAGGTAAACAAGACATTTATAATTGATTTAAAATATTAAGGAATATACATAATGTAATAAGTAGCAATTACAGGTTGAATGTTAGTATGTGCTACATTTGAACCAGTGTTACCAATTGTCACTGTTGTATTTACAGTGATGCCTGTTGTAGAAGATGATGTTACATAATCTGCACCAGGATTGCTAGATAGAGCAATAGTTCCTCCACCTCCTGTTTCTCCTGTTTTTCCTGCAAGATGCGTATGTCCAGGATCTGTAACAGTTGTATTCACTGAACTACCATGTGAGTGAGTAGGAAGATTATTTACACCTAATACCACTGAATTTACACCAGCAGTATCTCCTTTATCATAGTTAGGATTACCTGTATATGCAGGATCTACAGCAGGGTTTAATGGTCCACCAGGAACATCTTTAATAGCTCCTACACCCACTCTACCTCTTTTATCAGGAGTGCCATTAGCACCATTACATAAATAAACTTTATCCCAACCTAGGTCACATATACCAGCACCTGAACCATCAAAGTTTGTAAGAGGACCATAGTATTCTACAGCTGTATAAGGAACCATCTTCTTATATTGCTGTGTCATATTACCAGATTGGCTATCTAAATAAGCTTGAATTAATCCATTCAAATCAGCTAACTTAACATAGTTTGAACTTACATCTAATGATAGAGCAGTTAAATCGGTTGCTGTCTGACAAAGCTTATTAATTGTAGCTTGTAAAACTGCAACAGTTCCATCTGTAGGTAAAACTCCTACAAGACAGTTTACATCATATGTTCCTTGTAATAAACTTAATTGATAATATAAATTACCAACTTCATCCTGTATAGCACAAGCACCTCTTGTAAGACCTGTTATATAATCAGGAAGAGTGTATTTACCCTCAACAGGTGCTGGTAAATATGCTTCTATAACTGCACAAATAAATGCTGGATTAATAGTAAGCTTAATACCTGAACCATCTAAAAACGATGTTACATTATCAATAAGCTGTCTTTCTACAACAGCTAACGAATCTCCTGTCTGAATATCCAAAGGTACAGAATCTGGACCTGTATATCTAACACATTCATCTGATGTAACTTGCACACATCCATTATAACAACTTTCGCAAGACATATCTATATTTATTTATGTATTAACAATTTTACTTTACTAGCAATCATAGGTATTGTAAATGGTTTACAATAGTTAGGATTACAAGCTTTGTATGTTAATATTTGTTTATAATTTATTAAAGCACCTACCACTTCTCCAGGTATATAATGGTTCACAGAGAACACAATATTATTATACTGAACAACTGCCCAATAGGTTAATCTATTATCTATATCAGTTAGTAATGCAGGTATACTAGCACACTCGATACAATTTGTTAATCTTGGATATAACATTTTTAATTCTTTGAGAGGTTTGGGATGCAGCATAGTTACATGCTGAACATAATCCATTGATTAATTGACATCCGCAGCCTACTTTTAGGCCACAGTTTCTACAGTTTGCCATACTAATAAAAATTATTTATGTAATTGTTACCAGAACAACCACAGTTATTGGTTATAAAATAATCTAATTGTCTGTCTGCTTGAATATATAATGTATTAGCTGTATCTATAGCACAGTTATTAGCTGCTGCAATAGATCCTTGTATCATAAAATTGATACTAGTTAATACAACCTTTGATTGTGTTCTAATTGCACTATCACATTCCATCATATCTAATTTCATAAATGCATTATCAAACTTCTCTTGTATTCTAGTTGTTCTCATTATATTCTTCTCTACATGATATGTAGTAGCTGGAGCAACTGTATACTTCAGATAGTAAACACCATCTGGAAGAGGTTGACTTACACCCACTGGACTAAGTCCTAATATTGCAGAGTTGTATACATTAAAGTCATTAGGATTGAAAGGAATAAGCACAGGATCTATAAAACCAGGAATAGTAATAGACATAGTTGGGGATGTTACATCTGGTGGGTTGGTATCATAAGTTGATGTATCAGCCACACCTAATGTATTAACATCGAATGTATTAATTACTAAAAAATCTAAAGTCATGGTTATTTAAAATAATAATGCCAGAGGATTTGAGAAATATCCTCTCACCCTCTGGCATAGGTTATATGATAACTACTCTTGTTCTATTAAGGAGCTAAAGTAGTTGTTGTTGATGTACTAGGCCAAATAGTAGTTGTTGTACTAGTTGTGCTTGTAATAGGAGCACTGTCATCTACTGGAGAACCTAATGCTGGTACTAAGATATCTAAGTAATCTTGAGTATCTCCAGAAGGGATAGCTAAAATAACTGTAGCATCTTCGTAAATGTAGTCACCCCAAGTGTATGTTGATTTGTCATACTCGTTAAACTTGATATACAAAGTATCGTAGGTAGTACCATCAGATACCCAGCTTTCAAAGTTTTCGTTGTATCCAACCATTCTATATAAGTGCTTTAAGTAACCAGCTTGATAGCTATAGAAATTCTTTTCTAATTGCTTAATCTCATCTGAAGTACCAGACACATAAGTAGAACGTTGAGTTACAACAACATCAGCAACATTGTTACAAGGATCAGCAACGATGAAGTCAGCAGTTGTAGCTGGACCAGCGAAGATGAAAGTACGGAACCACATACGGTCATATTCCCAAGGGAATGCAGCCACATCACATGGTTGACCATACTTAGTTAAAGGCTTACCACTGATAACTAACTTAGCATTTTGATCATTACCAACACGTTGGAACTGATAGAAAGTGCTGAAAGAAATGTTGTCAGGATTGTTACCTGGAGCTTTTGCTTGTAATTTTAAGATCAATTGATCGATTAAAGCAGGAACATCAACATCAGTACAAGGATCTCCACCACATGCTAAACATGGAGCATTTACAGTTACACTACGAGTGAAACCGTTGAAATACAATGTGTTGATGTAGCTAGAGAAAGCACGTAAAGTTAAAGTGATAATTTCACCTGGCTTCACTTGGAAATTTCCAATTTTAGTTACTTGGTTAGCAGCAACTGGGTTACCAGTAACTTTGTACCATTGAGTAACGTTTTTAGAAGCAATCTTGTCAGAACGCTTAGTACCTTGTAAGTAGGTGTTAGTTCTTCCTTGTGCAATGTAAAAATAAGGAGCAGCAGCAATGTTACCTGCTGTAGCAGCAGCGTAAGTGTTCAAATAGATACCTACTTGACCAGCTGTTAAATTCTGTGTTGATCCAGAGCTAGGGATTGTGTTTCCTACTGGTACAACAAAGAGGGTGGTTAATGAAAAATCCGCCATTTTGTTTTATATTTAAATTATGAAAAATTATTCGTTTGTTCTAATTCTGTATTCTGCAGATTGTGTAGCAGCTACATTCTCTGTATACATAGCTAGGTTCTCTACTGTTAAGTCTACCAATTCATCTTCTAGATATGCAGCTAATTCACAGTTTGAATTAACAGAATCAGTACCATCAAAATGAACATATCCAACTTTATCAATATACACAGGGTATCTTAGATAGGATAGAAACAATGTCTTTGGAGTGAATGTTCCATCTGAATACACCATTATCTGGTTTGTATTGATGTTACTAAATGTCTCCTGATATTCAAATGATGGTCTATAGTGAGTGTTGTTAATTATAACAGGAATATCTCCATGCTTTACTAACTCTCTATTTATCCATATAATTCTATCTGTGCATCTACCTTTATCTGCCAATACATATGAGTCCATGTAGAACATATATGATGGTGTGATTCCTGTTAGATCAGCAGTGTATTGATGTAATTGAGGATTGGTTGGTACCAAGTTTAGAGGATGGTCCTCATAGTTCTCAATTAACTTCTGAAGATCTTCATAACGCTTTCTGAAAGCATCCAATCCAAGCGTACTTGGAGTGGCTGGACCATCTAGCTTTTGTTTAACAAGCTTAATTTGGGCCTCATTCAGAGCTAAAATCTTATCTTCTAATTGAATCTGCTGATGTTCGTTAGTCGATAGTTTATTTAGTTTCTGATCAATCTTATATAATAAACTATCTACTGGGATCATATCGATGCTAATTTTTTACTTTTCAACTTACCTTCTAATGTCAATAACTCATCTTGGTTATCTTCATCTGCTAAGAACTTAACTAAATCATCTTCGTCCTTAGCTATTTCAAATTCACCTTCATAAACTTTACCATTAGGTTTCAATCTATAAACTGAATGTGTAATTGCTTGTTTTACTAAATCTTTAATATGGAGCAAGTTTTCCTTCATATCTGCATATCTGCCAAACACCTCTACAGGGTTTAAACCAGCATATTTGCCATTCTTGAATTCTGTTTGTTTTAATAGGTTATCTACTTGATTGTAAACTGATTCTTCCTTAGTGTCTTCACTAACTGGTAATCCTAACAATCTTGCCACCTTACGCTTCTTCTCAATAGACATTTGATCAAACTTAATGATAGCTTTGTTAATCAATTGTTTTTTCTTGAATAACACTGCATTCTCAATTTCATCATCTGCTACATAGAATTGGATATCTGCTGGATATTCACCACGCTCCCATGCTTGATAGCTAGAAGCAATTGTTGGATGAACTCTTAACCATGCAAACGCTAATTCTTGAGATGGATTACTAAAGTCAAAGAAGTTATCACCGTCCATTAACTTAACAGCTTGTACATGTAATGTATCATCATTAGATGTTGATAATCCATAGTTCCAGAAATTAGAACGAGGACCTAAGTCAATATCACCTAATTGAGCTTCAAGTCTTTTACGTAAATCAGTAACTCTTTCAATTTCCATTTCTCTTTCTAAGTTATCAGCTATACGTCTGATGTAAGCAGCATTAGGATCTAATCCTGTTCTATACTGACCATCTAATTCTTTGTAAGGGTATTTAAATACACCTGTACCAGGGATTCTTGTTAAGCCTTTTAACGCAAGTCCTCCTTGCATTGTTTGTAACTGAGAATTGTTGTAATCCTTCTTTAAGGTAGAGATTTTTCCTATCTTGCCCATATGTAGTTGTTTTATTTGGTTTATTTGCAGATGGTTCCCATCGAAGGGAATGCAATTGGGAATTTCTCCAACTCATCCATCTGTAGTTTAGAAGATTCCCCCACTGGGAGGTGGGGGGAACATCTTCTGATTTTTTTATGCGAAACACCAGGGGTGTCAGTCTAAGGATACTATCCTCAGAGGGGCATTTATTAGAATTGAGGAATTTCTTCAATCAATACTGTACGAGATAAATCCTCGATGAATACATCACAACGATCTTTCATCCAGATTTCATATCCAGGGAATTTGTTCGCAGAACTCATACCTTGAGACTTAGCAAAACCTAAGTGGTGACGAGTACCATCGATATAACCCCAAGTCATAGAAGGTGCACCCTTCATACGTACTTCACGGATATTGTTAACCATAGAACCATCAGACATTGGAGATACATCAAACACCATAAATACTGGAGTTGATTTCTTGTTTTGTCCAAATTCTAAGTTAGTTTGAGGTAAGTCTAACTCTTTCAAGTGAATAAGTTCAACACGACCAGTCTCACGAGTTACCATTGCATCGAATGCAAAGTTGTAAGTGATATGTTGACCTTCTCCTTGTAAATAACGATTACCAGAATCAGCCATGAAAGTTAAACCTGAATTTAATGCATCATTCTTTAAAGCTTGTTGGAACACGTCAAAACCAGCTTCATTAGTGTACATTTTAACTCTACGATCCTTAACATCAACACGTCTGTAGAACAAGTCACCAAACACTGAACGAATCAAGTTTGCAGTGAACTCACCACGGTTGTATTGTACTAAGTTACCGTTATTACGCATTCTGTGGTATACACCAGCAGAAGTTCTCTTTAATTCTTGCTTAGAACCATTAGTCTTCACGGTACCAGGCTTAGCCCAGATCATACGCTTAACTTTTAATTCTAACATAGACTTACGCATCCAGAACTCAATAAATGGTTCCCATTTAACATCATTACGAGTTAAAGGTAATTGGTTACGTCTTTGAGGAGCATATACCAAAATATCTAAAGGTTTACCAGAAGCATCTCTCATCATCTTATCATCAGCCCACTCAGTGATCTTGTGCTCATAACCATATGCAGAACCTAAAGATTCAAACATTGTGATTTGCTCACCTAAACGAGGAAGACCTAATAAGTCTTGATCAAATTCACCAATAGCAGCATCAACCAATTCTAATTCGATACCAATTCTTAAGAATACTGGGCTTACGAAGTCTACAACTGGATTGTCTGTAACTAATGTGAAAGTATACAAATAACCAACGTTCCATGGTTGAGGATCTTTCACAACATAGAAACGAGGACCATATTGACGAGTACCAACAGAAACGATAGCATTCTTAGAGAATTCGTTTGTGTCAATAATCAATTGGAACTCTTGACCATCAATACCTGGCTTAGATAACTCTAAAGTTGTAGTAGGGATGTCAATGATTTTAGGGAATTTGTATGGAACTTGAACTTGCCACTTCCAAGCATCACTGTTGTTATCGATATAGTAAGGAGTGCTCTTGTTAATCATGTCCAAGAAGTCATTACTGTAAAGAGAGCTCTGAGTATACAAGCTAATGATTTTCTTATCATAGTCTGCTGGCTCTGTAGAGTGAAAGCTTTCCAAGTGGTTTGCATCTGTTAATTTACCTACAGCACGCTTGTCCATAGAAGCTACTCTAGCATAGGTAAAACCAGTTAAACCTGGAATTGTTTGAATTGCCATTTTTTTATTGTTTTAAATTTTTTAATTTATTTATTTGTAATTATACAAACCAAGAGTTAGATTTTGCTGGGGCTTTACTTGATTTCACTGCACTCTTTTGTGCTTGTCTAGCTACCTCACCAAATAACTCATTGGACTTTTTGGTGATACCTGTCTTTTGAATGGTAGATAATGTAGGATCTTTTTCTAATATCTTTAGTAAAAGTCCCACCTTAACTTTCTTCTCATGATTCTCAGGTCTCTTTAGATCTAGGATAGTACGATCAAACTCTGTAAGCATTTCACCTGTAGGAGTTTTGTATCTATCTGTAACTAGGAAATCTTGTAGTTCACCAGCAAGTTTTGGGTTTAAAGGAATACCATCAAACTCTTTAGCCTTCAATTTATCTTGAAGAACATTTGTAATATTAGCAGCATATTGTTGCTTATATTGAGCTTGAGCTTGTAATTGTTGTTCCTTTTGTTGTTCTAGTTGTTGAAGCTTTACAGCTTCTTTCTTAACCAACACTTTATGATGTTTAGTAGCAACTGATTCTAAATCACCATAGTTTTTAAGTCTTTCAATCTCTGTTGTAATATCTTCAGGTTCAAACCCTTGTTCAAGTAAGGCTTGTTTAAGCACTGATACTTGATTGTCCTCTTGAGCAAGGTCCATCTCAGCAAAAGACTGTATTTTATTGAATGTGCCAAAATATTCTTTAGGATCAACTCCTTTTACAAATATGGCATCAAATGCATTTTGATAATCTTCTCCAAACTGTCCAATGAAGTTGTTTACCACTTCAATAGCTCCCTTCTTCTTCTCAGCATTAAAACGCTCAAGGAATTGTTCAGGAGTGCTAATTGGTTCTTCATCCTCATCCTCATCAGCAGAAAATACACCTAACTTAAATAGGTCTTTAGCTAATGAACTGAATGTAGATTCAGGTGCTGCTTCTTCATCATCATCTTCTGTAGTTTCCTCAGATTCAGTTGTTTCAGCTTTTGGAGTTTTAGTTTTTGTAGGAGCAGGAGTTTCTTCTTCTTCTTCCTCTTCTTCTTTATCATCTCCTAAAAGGAAATCCTGAAGGGATTTAGTAGAATCTTCCTTTTCTTTACTATCAATTTCTGCTGCAGGTGCTGCCTTTTTTGCAGGAGCAGGAGCAGGTTCAGTAGTTTTTTCAGGAGTGTTAATATCCTGAATATCATCTGGGTTAGTTGTAGAAGTTTCAGGTCCCATTAAATCGTTTAATAGTTCTGCACTTCCCATTCCCATATCCATAGTATCTTGAATACTAAAGTTACCAAATGATTGGTTATCTAAATTCTCAGCCATATGTAGTTGTATTTATTTGGTTTTCAATGTAAAAGTATATCAAGTTAAATTAATAGCAAAGAGATAGAACACTATAAGGCCTGATATTCAGGATAATATAGCATTAATATTTTTTACTATAACCAAAAATGTTTATTATTCTTTAAAAACAGTAAACATTTTAGTAGTAACTACCCTTCCAAAATAAACTTTTATGATGTTTACCCCCACATCATCAGCCTCATTTTTAAGTTTATTTTTGATTTGGGTTAGGGTTTTCTTGTCTTTAATCTCATCCCAATTACAATCTGTCAGGTGATCAGCTATTACACCTCTCACTACATCATGTAGATTGTCAGATGCATTATTAGTATCTACAAGATATTTTTTAAAATCGACTATATCAAATTTAATAATTGGTTCAACAGAGACTTGTTTACCATCAAGAGTGGTTATATCAACAGCTGCTACATGAAATGTATCTATAGTTTTAACAACTGTATGTATTTCATCTATAATTGGTAGTTTCCAGTTCCATCCTTCTCTAAGTTCATGTTTATATTTTCCTATTCTAAGAAGCACCCCTCCTTCATAACATCTAAGTATTACTATAGGAGAAATGTAATCTTTCCATTTTTCACCTACCCATTCTAAGGTGCTTATTAGAATATTACCATCTAACATATTTATTTGGTTTTATTAGATCTGTTCTTTGCATTTTCTTTTGCAATAGCAAGATCGTTTACTTGGTTTTCTCTAGCTAATTGTATTTTTTCTCTTTCTATTGCCATCTTTTCTGCATCATGTCTACTATTATTTTGAATTTCATTCATTTTAAGTTGATAATCTTTAGCAGCTTTGTCTTGTTCATGAGTTAACTTGCTGATTTCCAATGCATCAGGTATTCCTGATTGATCTGCATCCAATGGAACTTTCTCTTTACCTTCAGCAATAATTGTAGCCACCTGAACTTTATTAATACGATCAAGTTCTTTTTGGTAATCATCATGAGCAATTTTCTCCTCATGTTGTTGTTGAGCTTGTTGTAATGCAGCTTCAGCTTGTTGTTGTTGTTGATCCAACTGTTGTTGCTTCTGTTGCAATTGTTGACTCTGTATCTCATCTTGTCTATTCTTAAGCACTTTAAATACCTTCTTCATCTGACGTACAGAGTTAGTGCTATAAAGCTCAATAATATCATGTAAACTACCACCGTTTTGAAGAACAGCTTGAGACAATCCTCTGATTTCATCAAACATCTTTTTATCTTCTGGTCTGTTAGTTAAGAACACTTTAAGATCACGGAACTTAAGCTCAGATCCATTAACAGAAACAAATGCAGATTCTCCTTCAGATGTAATGTAAGAAATAGTAGATTGTGGTTTCCTACTTTCTACATATAAAGCAGCATCAATAATAGCTTGGTATAATTGTCCTAATACATACTCATGAGCTACAAATAATGGCTCAGTTTGAGAATAAGATTGTTGGATAGCTGTATTTGTACCTGTAGCAGATTCACTAGCAGAGATAGATCCTAAACGTTGCTTAGACATACCTATCAATTCCCAACACTCATTCTTTAATTGCATAGCAAGTGTATATCTAGATTGAATCTCTTGCGTACGTGTAAGGTCAATATCTCTAAACTGGTTAAATGAGCTTGGGCTCTTTAAGTTCTCAGGAGAGTCATCTATAAATACAACCCCTCTATTACGTGCTTCCATTTCCCATACATCTAATGCATCCTGTGCATCACCATCTTTAGGAACTGGTACGTGTCTGATAGATGTTAAATACACCTTACCCACCTCTTTCTCAAGAAGCTTGTAAAGCTGATTCATACATACATTATATAACACCTGGAATGGTTTCATCAAGTCTATCAAAGACTTAGCCTCTGTATTCTTCACCTCATGAACCAATCCTATAATAGGACAATAGTCTAATAATTTGAATGGTTTGATATTGTAGATATCTGGACCAATCTTCACTCCTTGATACCATTGGTTAATCCATCCCCATTCTAATGAAGTTTGTGTAGGGATAGTACCAGATTTATAGTTCTCATCTACAAGTATAGATTGTTCGTTACCCATTTCATCCATGTAGATTAACTTACCAATCTTCTTCTTGGAGATCCAATAGGTTCTCACTACAACATATTTGTAACCAAAACTACTAACGTTTGACGTTAGTCCTAAGAAGTCTTTCAAACCATCATCATTCTCTTTCATCTCAGATTCAATAATCATTCTAGTTTGTAGAACAAGAGGATCATATGTATCATATTGAACTGAGTCAATACCTGGTGTAGCATTAGGATTACCTAAGTTAGACTCACGTACATTGATCAAACCATAGTCTTGTAATGAGCTACGTAAGTGATCAATCTCTTCTTTAGTTAAGTCAGGGAATGTCTCAATGATTTCAGATAGCTCCATAACTTGCACAATACCAGCAGCATATGCACCTTGTGCTCTACCTGTAGGATCTGAAATATACTTTCTATCTGGTGTAGTTAAGAAGAATGTATTCTTTGGGTTAGCCACTTCTATATTAAATCCAAGTTTAGAGTTGTCCTCATAGATATGATAGAACTCTCTAGCAGATATTAATAAGTCTCTAAATGCATCTTCTGATTTCTCCTTAAGAACAAACTCAGCTTTTTGAGATGTAAGAACGTGGTTAGCCCACTTCTCAGCTATAGATGTATAACTATCAAGTTCATCTTTCACCTCATCAAGAGTCATTTGCTGCAATTGATCATCATCTATTTCTTGTCCCTGAATAGCTGCATCCTCTTGAATCTTTTGTTTAGCTTGAGAGATTACATAATCTTGAAGAATTTTAGTTTTGAATTCTAGTTCTTCAGACTGACTATCGTCATCAAAAGCTTTCACACGGAAAGCATCTGGTCTTTTACTTATTTCACCAACTAGCTCATTAAGAGGAGTGCTGATAATAGAATACATCTTCACATATGCTGGAAGCTGTAAGTCTGCTGTAAGCACATCTGTAAAACTTCTCACTTGTGGTTCTTGGTAAAAGTCTTCCATACGTAGGATTCCCTTAACCAAATCGTAGTTTTTAACAAATGTATCTCTGTTCTTTATATACTCAGCATAAGCTTTGTTTGCAAAGTAGTCCATTGTGTTCTTCACCCAACTCTCATCTTGCTTCTCCTTATCAGTCTTGAACTGGTCAGGGAAGATGTTTAAATATGCATACCTTATGGTAGCGTCTTTTGTATACCTTATAATTGCCATTATGTAAACAATTTATTTCGTTTATATCTATTAGGGGATTTGCCAAACATCCCTGCTCTTGAATCTGTAAATAATACATTCCCTTGTTTCTTAGAGAACATTGCCTTCACTCTTGCATCTCCTGATCCTCCAGCCTTACCCATAATTGGGTCCATCTTCATTGCTTGAGCTATAGCTAATTCTGCAGCAATGATACGGTCAAAGTTTCCTTGGTCATTATATTGTATAATTTCCTCAAGGAGAACAGGATCAAATATCTTATTCACTCCCAATGTTTCCTTTATCACCACACCATTCTCATCCTTCTCAACATATATTGCTTCTTCCATATACTTCTTTAAACAAGTGTGAAGATAGTCAATTATTTTCTGACTTGAACGATGAATTCCATAATCTCTTTTTACAGTGGTTGCTGGAACTATTTCTTTAAGCCAATCTGGTTGTCTTTCTAGATAGTGAGCATCTCCTTTACTCTTCATATATTCAATAAAGGATATATCATCATTTTCACAGAGCGTACGTGCATTGTAATACTTAATAAGGAATCTGGCTTGTTCATTCCATGTTTCTTTATTATCTGGTCTTGCACAATACGAAGCTACGAACATATCTTGATATTTCTCACCTGTAAGATCATGCATTCGTTTATAAATATAAACTGCTCCTAATGAGCTTGAATATGCTGATTGTCCTTGTCTGTAAGGATCGACTCCTGCTACATATAATCCATATGCAGGACTTTCTACAGGGAATTCATATATAACAATAGGTGCATCTTTGTTATCACTGTTCTTCAATGGGAAGTTGGTGATGGGAAGCTTATCTGTAAACTCATGAGCTATACCACCATTATCATCCATATATAATATGACAGGAGTTCCTGTTCTTTCCACCTGTTGCAGTCTAAACTTCTGTCTCTTAGCTGATTCAATATCAAAGATGTTAGTGTCCTCATTCAAGAATATATCATCCACTTCTTGTGGGTAATACATCTTCTCCTTTAAATAGGCAACACGATCACCAGCTTTCTTAAGTCTTTCTAAGTTATTGTTGGTTATATCAATAGCTTTCTGCTCATTACTTACAAGCATTTTAATCTGATGTAAGTCTGAACCAACAGGTTCATTTAAGAATTCTCCAAGGCTAGATTCCTCCTTTGCCTCCATTCTATATTTAGCAGGAATGAACAATCCATGTATACGTTGTTCATCTTTACTATTATTATATGTAAGAAAATTAAAGTTGTCTACATCAAACATTAAGCTTTTTGCATCCATGAATTTCTTCATGTCACCACCAGTACCAGTAAGAATTGGAGAACATCCCCAGCCATAAGGAGTGGTGAAACCTGGTATAGCAGCTTGTAAGCCTCGAAGAAAATTACCCTTACCAATTTCATCTATAATTAATTTACGTGGTTTTGTACCTGCAATTGCCTCTTCATTATTACCTTCATCAAGGTTACGTATTAGAATGGAAGAGAATGGGATACGTTCACCAGACTTAGTCTTTATACCTAAAGTCACTTGGTTCTTCCAGTTGTCCTCAATCCTCTGCCATCTCCAATACTCAGGAATGAAATTCAATCCTTTGTCTATCTTATCAGTGATCAGTTTAATATCTGGGGCATTTAAGCCTGCAATAATATTCTGACTGTTCTCATCAAAGGTGGCACCCCATGCAATATAGGATGCTTCAAGAACGGATTTAGCAAAACGTCTAATACCTAGAATGACCAAACCTCGCTTTTCTTGCTGAGCTCTATCAATTTCGTTTGTTACTAACCATTCATTATCTCTTAGGAGAGGATTTGCATATTTCTGTGCAATCCTTCCATAACTATCAATAACATCCACCTCTGTATGCCAGATGTTAAGGTGCCAATATAGAAAGGGGTTGATATAAACACCCCCCATCATAGCACCGTTTAGACATAGATCTTTATGAAAATCATAAAAAGATTTGCACTCAGAAGAATCCTTATCTGGAAGTCTCTTCTGGTTTATAAACCAATCTTTATAATCTATGCTTTGTAGTTCGTTCATTATTTTCTATTTGCTAAGAATTCAGCAGCAGCTCCTGACAATTCACCCTTACCTCTAACCTCCACCTTTGCTTCTTCTATACTTCTTAGCTTATCTACCACCTCAACCAACGCTAGATAGTTCTTCATTGTCTCTTGGACAAACTTACCCTGAGCTTCAATACTGGCTATTACCATTGGTAACATTCCTCCTTTAGCTGTAGGTTTCCATTCAATTCTATCCTTCAGTTCATGTAAGGGATTTGCATCTACATAAGCCTTCCATGTTTTGAGTTGTGACTCAGCCCATTCAAGCTCTGTATTTACATATGTAGTTTTTTTAATAGTTGTCGCCATCTGACTCCTCCTCTTTTAGTATGTTATCTAAATCCATTCCCTCCTTAATTATCCTATCTATCTCTGACTCATCTGGATGAGGGACATCCATCTCAATCTCACTTTTATATTTCTCTAGAGCAAATACAATTTCTTTATCAGTCATTCCCCATATATCTCCATAGTCTGCTAAAGCTGTTGATAGGTGTCTTCCCAAGTTGTATGTAGGGAAGTCTTTATGTAGTTCCTGTAGAATATGAAGAGCCTGTTGGTATTGGTCTTTTCTCATATTAATTCATCTAAGTCTTCTTGAGACAGTTTTTGATTTAGTAAATCTTTTATATCTAATGGAGGAGTGTCTTCAAAGTTTTCTTCAACTCCTTCCATCATATATTCAGACGTAAAGGATATAGCCATCTTATCTGAGTGCTCATTAGTCACCCCTGTGATGTCAATATAATCTACACCCTTATTATATAAATCCATCAGAATATCTATAAAGCCATCTAATGGAATCTTTCTAATTGTTAATACTTCGTTATTATCCATGGATTTGTTTTTTTAATTGTTCTTCCTCTTCTTGAGAGGCAACTACTGCTTTCCATTTATCTAAAGGACATGCACATGAAAGACATTTAGTCTTTGCTGATAATGTACATCCACAATCTGTACAATGAACATCTGGTCTAATGGTGGTGTGTTTAGTGGAGATGAACTCACACTGCTCACAAATATCCATTCTCTCCTTTCCAACTTGCTTGATGTAAGACTTCATCTCTTTAGCTGGGAATAGGTTGTTCTTCCAACCCTCATAGATCTGGGAGAAATTAATGTTCATATGTAGTTTTATTTTTTAATTCGTTGATGGTTATTTGAGCCCTATCTATTGTCACCTGTGAGGATCTCTTCTTCTGATCAGATGTAGATGGGTCTGCAATAATCTTTTCGAGAGCTGCTATTTTAACTGTCAGCTGTTCTATTCTCTTCATTGCCTTCTTACTATTAAAGAAGAACTTTCCAAATCCAGCTATCTCCACACTATTATTTAAATCAAGAGCTTCGTTGGCTGACTGAAACTGGTGGTTAATGACAGCCTCTATTGTCTTCTCACTTGTCAACATCTTCACAGCTAGTGTCCTAACCAAGAAGTCCTTAACCGACATACTCACTGGCTTATCCATGCGTTAGGTTTATTTGTAATGTAATATCCCTATCGAAGTTGAGCACAATCACTGGATTGACCTTCACCTTTGTACCATCCTTAATAAACACCCCTATACGCTTAAGCTTACTAATCATATTGTTTATTGTTGGAGGAGAGCTCTTATACTTCTCACAGAACTCAGCTCTTATATTAGCGTAGGAGATGTTTCCCTTAATAGCTGTAAAAGCTATCAATTGTATCTCTCTAGGTGTTAATCCTAAATTGTTAACAGCTGACAACAAGCTATAATACTTCTCAGCTACACCAAAGCTATCTTCTAGCTGTGTCCTAAGCTTCTGTACAATAATGTTGTTGGTCTTTTCCATATATAATTAACACAAAGGTATGTATATTCTATTGATTGTCAAATAACTATTTTAGTTATTCATAAACTTATTGCTATATTATGCTTTATTTTTCCCAATTAGCTATAGTAGAATATCTTATTCCAAGCCCCCCCTTGTATTCCCCCCCAAAAATCTGTAATATATTTCACACTACCAAATTTATTTTTCTAGCAGGATATTATAATCTTGGTACAACAGCATATTATAATGTCCCTTATAAAGGACAACCTATAGCTTGATGTGTCCCTTATAAGACACATTATATTCTAAAGCATATAATATGTAAACTATATCATACATTATATGTAAAATGATATAATAATGTATGATAAGTCAGGCAATAGCTTTACCATAGGAGGTAAATAGTAAAGGGTGAACTTGACTTTTGGCAGGATATAGCTAGGTTATAGCTTGCCAAATGTCCAGTTTTTTAGTTAATTAACTGGACAATCCCCTGCATGAAACTTTGGAAAAATTCATGCAAACATTTAACATGGGGCTTTGGGACATTTAACACAGGGATGTCTTAAGCTGTTGTATATCAGAGGCTTATGACTATAGTTCCATGTGGAACATTTTACAAAATTTTTTTTCCAATTTTACAAACCCTTTATATTGATGGGAGGGTAGTCCTCTCCATATCAGAACCCCCTGTGCAAGTTGGGAGGTTGGAGCTAGCCCCCTAGTGCTTGTGTCAGAAGAACTAATTTTGACTAGGGAGTGGGTAAAAGTAAAATCAACTAGCACCCTGTCATAACCCTCTGATTATCCTGTCATAACCCTTTCAACATATTAAATATTTTTCATAACAAATAAAACCAAAACAAAATGGCTTTAAATTTCAAAGTGCGTGAAGCACAAACAACAGTTAATGCAACATCATTAGGTACAGTTGCATCAGTAGTAGGTAAGGGTGGAAGTGTTGACTTCATTCCTTCTAACTTAATTGCTACAGACAGAAGATTAGTGGTAATCCTTAAGAAAGCTGACGGTACACAAGAGCAAGTGATTTGTTCACAAGCTGTTAGTGATAGCTTCAGAAGCAAAGAGATTACATTGAACCAATTATTAGGGTTCGAAATTAAAGAACAAGTTAGTTCAGCAGGCGAATTGTACAACCAAATCAATATGCCAAATGCTAACACAGGCTTAATCAGCTACTCAGTTGATAACATCGCTGTTGAAGAGTACAAAGTAGAAGCTCTTACAGAAGATAAGATTAAGAATTTAATCTCAGTAAGCTTGTAATTAATTGAATAACAGGTGGTTAGCAATAGCCACTTGTTATTTTATTATATATATGGGTGGGCAGAATTGCTTTAGGGTGGGCACAACCACTTGGAATTGTTCCACGTGGAACATTTTGTGGAGATAAATGAGTGGGTGTGTCATCCATCCCTGTATATAGCCTATATAAACCAATTCAATAATTCGTGCTATACAAAAGATATATATAGCATTAAATAACAATTATATAGATAATGTACCATTTCTATTTCCCAAGGATAGACAGATGTAAGACATGTTACAGGCAAAACTATTCATCCTGTAAAGCAATAGTTTAGTCTACATCTGAGTACAGAGGGATTTTATTCACACATTAAATACATCCAACACATGAAGAAACTTATTAAACATGATGATGATAGAGATATAGTTATATTTCTAGTCATTATTACTATTGGTGCTGTATTAGGTGCAGCAATGGGTATATAACATTATTATACATTCTTTTAGTTATTAGCCTTTAGCGTTTACCAAAGGTAAGAATGTATTAAAGATAGTATGTAACCAGTTACATATTGTTTGTTTTTATCATTGAAATAAGCTCCTGCATTCTCTATGTGGGAGCTCTATTCAATCTAACTTATTATTAATCAATCAATTAACACACATTATTTATGAAAAAACTTGAATTATACATAGCTATTGCTATGTTCATCATCACCACAGTGCTCATCATTATTATACCAATGTCATTTGAGTATTCTATTGGAATGTTAGCAGCTGTTAGTTTTGTTTCTTTTGTAGGCTATATTGTAGCCTATCTATTTTTAGATAGCTATTTACACAGACATGAAATGTATCATTATTTTAAAGGATATGATGCTGGTAGAGGATTATTTGAATCTAGTCCAAAGCCTAAAAGTAAACCATTTTATGATGAAATACAAAGATATTAATATAGCAATAATATGAAAACAATAACACTAACACCAAAAGAATTTTACATATTTAAACAAATAGCCAAGTTTAAATATATAATAGAACTAATTAAACATCAGAATGTATTTATTACAGCTGATATTAACGAATTGTCAAAGTTGGGCTATTAGGCAATGTGTGGGGTAGAGCTCAGTGTAATGCTGGGCTCTATTTTTTATTCATTATTAAAAACTAACATATGTTTATATTAGCTAAATTGGTATTCAAATCATATATACCAACTAAATTTGAAATAGGTATGCTATTCCTACGTAAGGTGAGCATGCTAAAGCTTAAGACACTTATAGAGTATTATGAGGTGTTTGAGCTTAAGGAAATACCAAGAGACACAGAGTCATTTATATTAATCAATGGTTGGCCTGTTGAACCATTCATATTCACTATTACATCTAATCCTGATGCATTTGCTGATCCATTAGCCACACCAGACCAATTAGGTTGGTTTGATGAGGGAGAACATTCTGATGAACTAAGAGATATAGATATTAAAGATTATAACTATATATTAGAGAATGAGGATGGTATATTAGAGATTGAGGTGTATGCATTTATTAATGATGATGGGGAAGAAATAGTTACACCAATATTATATATGGATAAAGTGACTGTTAGATTACCAACTGATGAGGAATATGATGAGGATACAACACCAGATGATTATGAAGATTGGGATGATATGGATGATGAATCAAATTATGATTAAATTAAATTAAATTAAATATGAACTCACTTGAATTTGCCTATTGGCTACAAGGTTTTTTTGAAATATCAAAAATATCTAATTTACAATCACTAGATGAAACACAGGTACAAATCATTAAAGAACACTTAGATTTAGTTTTTGAAAAGAAAACATACACTTCTATGGGATATAGTGGTACTTGTGGTATATCTGAAAATCCAAATAAATAATATATGAAAAATGTATTAGATTTACTATTTAAGGACAAAGCTCCTGAAGATAGACCAAGAGTTTGTGTAATACGTACACAATCCACTGTTACACCAGAGGAACAATTAACATATGAACAATGGGCTGCTGCTAACAATGTTGGTATAGCTGTTGAACATAGAGAAGGAATATATAATGCTCATTCTATGATGCAATTATGGGATGAACAAAGACATATACAATATTATAAGAATCTAAAATTAAGTTAAAATGCCCACACTAATAGACTCAAGTAGAAACTATTCACACATTGATGTGCTATCTTACACAGCTGATGCAGCTGCTGATAAGTTCATTGAAGCAGTTTATAGACTATCTAGAATAGATGCTTCTAAAAGATTGGTAATCAAGGATGGTAGATATATGTACACACCTTCAGATGAGTACAATAATACACCAGGAAAATTAATTAGATTCAAAAACTACAAAAAATGATTTATTTCATTATCTTTGTGTTATTCATTGCCATTATATGGTTGTCCTATGAATTCCATAGGGCACCATATATGGATGATGATGGTAACATAATTAATAGACATGATTCTACAACTAAATCCGATGATACCAATAACCAGGAAATCTGATGGTATGAAAGGATATGCATTCCTGGTAATAGATTATTCACAAGAGCATTACACACTATTTATGTGTGCTATGGATGATGGTGATATATGGTCATTAGACAACAGACAGATAAGTCTGCAGAATAATCCTTCATTAGGAAGAAAAATAGACAACAATGAATAATTACGAAGTTAAACAGTCAGCCATTTTACAAATGGAAATAGACTATTTACGTGATGAACTAGTTAAATATAAGCAAGAAAACAAAGAGCTTAGAGAAAAGCTAGACAAACGTAGAAGAACAAAAGGTACAAAGGTGTATTCAATCATTATTAAAAACGAACAATATGGCAAAAGCTAACAGTTTAAAGGTAAAAGACATTAGAGCTCACTTATTTATTGGTGTAACTGGTAATCACGTAGAATTAGTATATCATGATGATATTGAAAATGGTGCAGGACTTGGTACTGCATTAGCTAGTTTATTAGAAGAAGATGATAAGCTATTTAATATCTTTAGTGCAGCATTTCTTACAGCTTGTGAAACTAGAAATAATAATCCTAATTGGGAGAAGGTAAAATTTCCTAAGAAGAAAGATAATCCTAAGCAAATGAATGGAGCTAAGAGCGATGAACCATTTGTAAAAACTAGAAAAACTACAAAGAAATAGCTGTTTAGATTTGGCAATGTGAAATATATTTCATATATTTGTGTATGCAATACATAATATATGGACTTAGATGTCCAAAAACAGACAACTATATGTATATAGGAAAGAGTAGCTCAGGTATAAAAAGAGCTAAATCTCATCTAATATACTCACATAGTGAATCAGTAAATAATTGGGTCTCAGATTTAAGAGACCAAGGATTATGTCCTTTGGTAGATGTTATTCAAGAATGTCCTACACAAGATAGTTTAATAGAAAGAGAGAAATTCTGGATAAAGTTTTATGAAGAAGCAGGCTGTCAGCTCTTAAATGTACTTATTTATAAAAGTGATTATATTGCAGAGTTGACAGAAGCTATTGATATTGCTCAATACAATCTTGAAAAAGCACTTAAAAGAACAAATGATACACTTATTGAAGTGTCAACTGTACGTGGACTCATTAGAAATAGAAGAAAATCTCTTAATTTAAAGCAAGGAGATTTAGCAGAATTAGCTGGAATAACTCAAAGAACTTTAAATGATATTGAATTAGACAAGGGTAATCCTTCTTATAACACTATTGTAAAGCTATTAGACATATTGGGATATAAATTAGTTCCCACATTAAAAAACTCAGTATAAATACTTATGAATACATATATGTATTCAAGTAATTTTGTACCAAAACAAATAACCTATGAAATATAAAAAAGGATTAAACAACTTTGAAATTTATTGTGGGGAAGATGAAAATGGTTATACAGTTAGAAGAAAAATATGGTTTTTTTATTCAATACCTATTTGGGTTAACCAATATAAAATAAAATAATGCATTAAATTACACATTATGAAATGGGAAATAAAAAATAATAAACCTAGTTTAGGTGATGTTAGATTTAAAACTAGATTTGCTTGGTTACCAACACAGGTTCTTAGTAAGATTACTATGACTGATCATATTATATGGTTACAATTGTATATTGAAGAACAAGAATATACAAGAGGATATCTTTGGACTGATCCAAATCATTGGAAAACTATAGCTAAAACAATACATATATAATGGAAACATATATAACAGAAGCTGATATTTTGGTTAGTATCAAAAAGCATCGAGATAGCTTGTCGTATGATGAGCTATTCGATGTTGATATGGAAACTAAAATAATACAGCTTGGAGAAAAGGGCAAAGCTAGATTTAAAAAGAATGATAGATACACTACATATCTTGGTAAGAGATATGATAGACATAAAAATAAATAATATGAAAAAGTATATAAACGCAATTCTTACATTGAGTTCTGTGCTTGTGTTATTCTATATAATATATGACCAGCACAAACAAATCAATTTATACAAATCAAATGGTTTGAATAACACTATAGACAGTTTACAACTAGAGTTATTTAATGCTCAAACTATTGCAAATAGATATGATATTGCATTAGATCTATTAAAAGAACAAGATAGTGCAGCTGCAGCTAAGTTTGAAGATGTATTAAATAATGAAACTGAATAGTTATGAACGTACTCATCTATGATATAGAAACAATGCAGGAGCTGTTTCTTGTTAGCATATATAATCCTGGAACTGGTGCAATGCATGATTTCGAGGTGAGTAAAAACACTAATCAATTAGATGCATTTGTTAGATTTACTGAACAATATGATGAATACTATTGGGTGGGCTATAATAACCTTAGATTCGATAGTCAGGTGGTTGAATGGATCATTAGAAATCATCAGCAATGGCATGAATTAAGTGCTCTTGAAGTTACAGCTATAATAGCTCAGAAGGCTGCAGATGTAATACATGATGCTAATTATGATGTATTCCCTGAATATAAAGAGGAATGGTTACACAATAAGCAAATTGATTTATTCAGAGTTAATCACTATGATAATAAGAATAGACGTGTATCATTAAAACGATTAGAGTTTGAGATGGATCTGGAGAACATTGAAGAGATGCCTATCCACCACAGTAAAACTGATATGACTGATGATGAGATTCAACTAACTAAGGATTATTGTCATAATGATGTAATGGCTACCTATGAATTCTATAAGGTGACAACAGGTAACACTGAACATCCATTGTACAAGGGTAATAACCAAATAGAACTCAGACAAGATATATTTGATGAGTTTGGTATTCCTTGTCTTAACTATTCTGACAGTAAGATTGGTGATGAGATGATTAAAAAGTATTATTGCCAAGAGAAGGGTATACATTACACTGAACTACCAAAGAAAGGATATTTCCGTAAGGAAGTTAAAGCAAAGAACTGTATTGCTGATTATATAGCATTCCAGACACCAGAGCTTCAACAGTTCTTAAAGCATGTCAAGAAGCAGATATTCACACTCACTGATGATTTTAAAGAGTCATTAGAATTCTATGGTAATACATATACATTTGCCAAGGGTGGTCTGCATACAGAGAATAAACCTAAAATATTTGAAGCTGATGATGAAACATTTATTGTGGATTGGGATGTGTCTTCTTATTATCCTGCCATTATTATCAACAACGCTCGCTATCCTGCTCACCTTGGTCCTGAATTTCTCAGAGGCTATAAACAGATGTTTGAAAAGAGACTCGAACTTAAACCTTTGGCTAAGAAAGATAAGAAAATCAAAGGTATTGTGGGTGCTCTTAAGCTTGCTGTTAATAGTGTTTATGGTAAGTCTAGTGATATGCAAAACTGGATATATGATAGACAACTGACTATGTTTACCACTATTACAGGTGAATTGAGTTTACTTATGCTTATCGAGCAGTATGAGTTGAATGATATAAATATAATATCAGCTAATACTGATGGTGTTACCATTATGGTAACAAAAGATAAGATAGATAAGATGCATGAGATAAACAAATGGTGGATGGAGCTAACTAGTTATGAGCTAGAGCGTACAGACTACCAGAAGATTATATTCAGCACAGTTAATGACTATTTAGCAATCAAAACAGATGGAGAAATTAAAAAGAAAGGTGACTTTCTCACGGACTTTGAGCTACATAAGAACAAAAGTGCAAGGATTGTTCCAATTGCCCTCGAGTTATACTATACTAGCAATATCCCTGTTGCTGATACTATTCGTAATTGGAAGAATATATATGACTTTTGTTTACGTCAGAAATCTAGTAAAGACTTTCATTATGAAGGTCACTCAGCTAGTGAGAAAACAATATATAACAAGCTAATTAGATATTATGTATCTAATACAGGAGAGAAACTATTAAAGGTTAAGAATCCTGAATGTACATCCAATGCTGCAGATGTATCACAAGTGGAAGCAGGTGATTGGTTGATGACTGTATGTAATCATCTATCACCAGATTATTCTCTTGATAATATTAATCACGCATATTATATAGAGCGTGCTGAGCGTATTGTACATAAGATACAATTAGAAGGTAAAAGAAGAAAAGTCAATATTGACAAGAACCAATTAAGTTTATTCTAATGAAAACAGCAATGCAAGAATGGTTTGATGAATTAAAAGCTAATTATCCTTATATGGCTAACGAAATCTTTGATAAAGGATTTAATATATATCTTGAAAAAGAAAAAGAGCAAATAGTAAATGCTTATGATAGAGGTTACAAAGCGTGTGATTTAGATGAAGCATTAGAAATAAATAAAACTATGTTTAGCGGAGATAGATACTACAACCAAACCTATAACCAAAACAAATAACCTATGAAACAAGAAGAAAGACCATTAATGACATCTAATTCTACAAAAGAATATTGTCCTAAATGTGGTTCTATTGAAGTAGATGCTCTGACACCAAGAACTAAGTATGCTTGTGGTTCAAGTGACTATGACAAAAGACCTAATACATTTCAGCAATCAGATGAGTGTAAACAAGCATCTCAAAATTAAATTATGATACCACAAATTCCAAAATTAGACACAAATTAACCAAAACAAATAACCTATGAAAACAGCAATGCAAGAATTAATTGAATATATTGAAATGAATCCAATAGTATTCAACAAAGAATTATTATTAAAACTGAAAGAACTAACATTTAAAGAAAAAGAGCAGATACAAAAAGCTTTTTCAGATGGTCAAGAAACACCCATAAACCATCCTATTTTACCACATTATAGTAGAGAAGAGTATTATAAGAATAACTATAATAGTACAACTTCATATCAAATAGATACTAACGAAATAAGAAATTAATATTTGAGCACCCAACCTAGTGGTAATAGGATAAGACAAAAAGGACTTTGCCCTTCTTATGAGTAAAATCTTGGGTGTTTTTTATAACCAAAACAAATAACCTATGGGTAAATCACATTTTAAAATAGCTGCAGATTTAGTAGTAGATGATTGCATAGCTAATGGACATAGATATCCAACAGCATCAGATTACTATTGGGCTTATAAGAAGTTCTTTGAATCTATTAACAGTAGTTTTGATCTTGATAAGTTTAATGACTATATAATAAAAAGAATCTAACATGATACAAGCACAATCACTTGAAGGTAGAAAGTTCTTTGTACATGCATGGGGAATGAGTATGACCAGTAGAAGGTCATATGAACCAGAACTATGGCAAGTTGTAGAAGATAATGGTCCTACATGTACTGTTGCAGAGATTAAGGATGGTAAACCATCTGTACATTTCAGAAAAGAATGGTCTAGAGAACTAACAGAGAATAGTGTAAAAGGCTATCCTGCATATAAACACATTAACGGATATCAATTAACATTATAATGGAAGCACAAGCACAAGCAAACTTTCTAATTGCTGAATTCTCACTAGCAGTACTAGCAGAGGTGGGACATAAACTAGATATGGATGTAGTTACAGCAATAGCTAAAGCATCTGCATTAATAGCAGTGAAACATTTAATAGCTAATGAGAAATTAGAAGCTGGAGATCATCCTTATTGGGAAGAAGTTAAACAATATATAGAATCATATGGGAAAGATCAATAGAGAAAATATTTGGTAGTATCAATTATTCTGTTTACCTTTGCCAAAAATAATATAATGACAGAAATTTGGAAAGATATACCTGAATATGAAGGATTGTATCAAATTAGTAACTTAGGTAATGTTAAGTCACAACATTCTAATAGAATGAGTGGACAAAAGCCAGGTAAATTATTAAAGATAGCTTTAATGAAAAATGGTTATATGTCATTAGAACTTAGAATGAGTGATACAAACAAAAGACATCTTGTTCATAGATTAATTGCAGAGTCATTCATACCAAATCCTGATAATAAACCAGTAGTTAATCATATTAATGGTATAAAAACAGATAATAGAATTGAGAATCTGGAATGGTGTACTCAATCTGAAAATGTTAGACATGCTATTAATACAGGATTAAGAAGAACTTCTTTTGGCCCTCCTAAAGGAACTAAACCTTGGAATACAGGTAAATTATTATCTGAAGAACATAAAGATAAACTAAGTAAAGCTAAATTAGGTAAACCTTCATTAAAGAAAAGGAAAGTAATAGATATATCCACTGGTGTAGTTTATGATGGTATAAAAGAAGCTGCAGATGCTAATAATTTAAAATATAACCATTTTGCTAAACAACTTTATGGTATCAGAAACAATAAAACAAACTTAATATTTTATGAAGGTAAATCGCGAGACAATAGCTGATCACTTGTTAGACTACCAACTAGAAATGGTTGGTAAATCTATGCAAGAAGCCTATATGACAAAAGAATGGTACAATAAATGGACCATGACACAAGAACAACATGATCAGTTCAAAGCTTATGCATTGCCTTTATTAAAGAAGGTGTTTAAATGCAGAAAAGAAAGAGCTGAGGATACATTCAATTGGTTTGATTTAGAATTTGGATTACGAATTAAAAACAATTAATTATGGGAGCATGTCAATTTAAGGTAAGAAGTGTTGGTAAAACAGCACAACAAGCATATAATAGAGCTTGTGAAATAGCTGAAGATGAATATGGTAGTCAAGATGGCTACAATGGTACAATTAGTACCACTCATGGATTTAGAGATGAAACAGAACTATATAAGAAAAGTAAGTTCAATGATGTATCTGCTTACATACGTGATAGATTTGATAGTCATGCTATGAACAAACGTGATTGTTCAGCTATATGTGTTGTACCACCTGTAGGTAATAAGAACAAAACCAAATCTCAAGTGGAGCACATAGTTACACCTGGTACAAAGAAATGGATTCTTAAGTATGAGGTGGAAGGTTATTATGATAATGATCATAATGTTATTACCTCATGCATGACAAAAGGTGATGCTGTTAAAGCAGCTAGAACATATACAGAAGCACATCAGATTACCACTAGAGTTGTAATGAGAAAGAAACTGCTTAAAACTGATCCTACAGTAGCTAAAATTGAATATAAAAAAGCTACTAATGAAAGAGATGGTGAGTGGATATTCTTTGGTTACGCAGCAGAATAAAACAATATATATGAATGATGTAGTATTTCAGGTGTTCAGGGTGTTTTACACAAAGCCTGCTAAACAAAGAAGAAAGGCTATCAAAGCTATGCTTAAATGGTGTATTAAAGAATATATAAACACATTTAAGAAGGATGAACCTCCATTAACTGTAGTTACAGACAAGATTACTAACATATAAATAAATTAAGATGAGTGAAAAACTACAAGTGCTTTATTTCAGTGCACCATGGTGTGGACCATGTAAAGCTTTTGGACCAGCATTTAATGAGGTGGTAGCTGAATTTGATGACATTGATGTACAAAAGATAAACATTGATGAGGATCAAGCAGCTGCAAGAGGATACAATGTTACTAGTATACCTACAATCATAATGATGAAGGGTAACACTGTTGTATTCAGAAACAAAGGCTTGATGACTAAAAACCATTTAAAGGATGCAATTAAACTAAATAAACAAAATGGCACTGAGACCAATGAGCACGAGGGACATAAACCTGAGCAAACTACCTAGTAAAAATATTTTAAACACTACACTAGCTACACAAGTAGAAGTTATAGAGAATGGTGTTATTAAATATTACAATTGGGATGCTAGATGCAAGGTGGTTGTAATGATTGAAGATACAGGAAGAGTTTTACGAATTTACATTAATCACAATAAAAACACAGAAGATGCCAGACATATCGATGTGCAAGGGAGGGAGTTGCTTATTAAGACTGAATTGTCATAGATACACAGCTACCCCAGAAGACTTAGGTCAATCATATTTTTCAGAACCTCCATATAAGTTAGATTTCATGTTTGATAATAATCATGATGGATTTGGTGTAGCAACACTAAGTTGTGCTTATTTTTGGAACAATAATAAATATGAGAATGAAAGACCAAGCTTTGAAAATAAATCAAGATTGGGAGAGGGAATCTCTTAAAGATGTTGTATATTTGTGGGAACAACAAATGCTCTTAGAACAAGAGTTTCAGAAGGAATTAAGACAGCCTGCTACAATTGTTGTTATAGACACAGATAACATATTAGATAAAAAGACACATGAAACTAAACATTACAGTTTACCATTTTGAGGAGATATTAAAAGCTGGTTACAGCTTAGATATAGTATATTTCCTAAAATTAGTTGATGAGGGTGCAGATGCTACAGCTCTGTGTGATAATCCCAAGATGAGTGTATTGTGTCAAACATTAAGAAGAAAAGGTTTACTATCAGAAAACTTTGGAATTACTCTTATTGGTAAATCAGTATTAGGATTTCTAGATGAAGAAGGTACACCAGAAACTAAATTAGTTAAGAAGAAACAAGACTCTAACGATTTTGATGAGTGGTGGAAAGCTTATCCAGGAACTGATACATTTACCCATAAGGGTAAGGACTTTACAGGCACTAGAAGTATGCGTGTAAAGAAAGATGATTGTAAAGCCAAACTTAATGCTATTCTTCAAGAAGGAGAATATACCATCGATGAATTGATTGCAGCACTAAAATATGAAGTGCTTCAAAAGAAAGAGAATTCCTATGCTAGCAAGACTAACAAACTTAGTTATATGCAAAATTCTCTTACGTATTTGAACCAGAGAACATTTGAACCATTCATTGAATTAATTAGAGAAGGTAAAACAATTGAAGAAAAACCAATTATTAAAGGAGGAACAGATATATGAGTTTTGAACATTTAAAAAGAGAAGTACAAGCAGGATTAGATGGTAGAAATAATGGTATCCCTATGGGCTTTGATAGGCTTAATAGATATATAGGTATCAGGAAGTCTATGTATACACTAATAGGTGGTCTTACTGGTTCTGGTAAAACTTCCTTTATAGATGATGCATATGTCTTGAATCCATTTGATTGGTATATTAGTCAGAAGAATCCAAAAATGAAGCTTCGTATTATATATAGATCTATGGAGCGTAGCAAGACATACAAGCTTGCTAAATGGGTGAGTAGGAAGATATTCTTGGATCAGGGTATCATTGTACCTGTTCCTAAACTATTGGGTTGGACTGATAAGATGACTAAAGATGAGCACGATCTATTTCTTATGTATGAAGATTATATAGGAAACATGAATGATGTGGTTACAATCATCGATGGTCCAGAGAACCCAGTGGGTATTGCTAAAGAGCTTAAAACACATGCTCTTGAGAATGGTGTAATAGAACAAGTGGATCAGTATAACAAGGTGTATATTCCTAATAATGAGAATGAACTAACTATCGTTGTTATTGATCATATTGGTCTATTGAAACTTACACAGGCTCAGCCCACTAAAAAAGCAGCAATTGATAAGATGTCTGATGAATTGAGATTTGCTAGAGACTTCTATGGATATACACCAGTGGTTGTAAGCCAGTTCAATCGTGACATATCTAATCCTATTAGGATTAAGAATGGTGATGTAGAACCACAATTAGAAGATTTTGCAGATAGTTCACAAACACAGAATGATTCTGATGTAGTATTAGCATTATTCGATCCTATGAGATACAAGGTGGAAGACCCATCTGGATATAATTTAAACAAGTTGAGAGATGATTATGGAGCTAAATACTTCAGATCCTTGAGACTTATTAAAAACAGCTATGGAGAAGATGACATCAGAATAGGTCTAGGTTTCTTAGGCCAGATTGGTATGTTTAAAGAACTACCAAGGAGAAACGATATAACTGATGCAGATTATGACTCTGTAGTAAACAAAACATTTTTCTTAAATAAATAACATGAGAATATCAACCAAGGTGTATAACACCTTACCAACAGAAGAAAGCCATTGGTGGCAGGTGGTACTAATACCAACTGTAGCTATAATGAATAACATACAAGATTTTGATCCATATGTAGCAATCAATATAGAATGGTTATTCTGGTCATTTACAACTATTTTAAGCTATGGCAACCCACCGCAAGAACCAACCCCTTACTTTAAGGGATAAAAGACAAAAGGAGTTTGCTCAGATATTTTTAGACCATGGTGAATTTGGTATTCTAAACCTATGTCCTAGATTTGGTAAGATTTATACAACTATCAACATCCTAGAGAAACTAGGTAAAGATATTAATATACTTATAGCCTATCCTGACTTAAAGATTAAAGATTCTTGGGAATCAGACTTTAAAGATAGAAAGTATAAAAATACCAACATCACCTATACAACACACTTATCTATTAAGAAGCACACAGAGGCCACATATGACCTGGTTATTCTTGATGAGATACATTTACTCTCTGAAGCACAAATAGAGGCTGTAAAGGAGCTAAAATGCATTAGTGTGCTTGGTTTAACTGGTACCCTATCTAGCTGGACAGAAAAAACATTAGCAGAAGAACTAGGATTACATGTATTAGCTGAATACACTATAGAACAGGCCATTGAAGAAGGTGTTATTGTAGACTATGAAATAACAGTAGTTACAGTGCCACTAGATAACAAAAGACTTAATGACTATAAGGGTAAACAGCGTACTGAAAAGAAACAGTTTGATAGCTATGCATGGGTGATTGATCAACTAGAGAGACAGAATAAGAACACTATGTTCTTACGTTTAGCTAGAATGAGAATCATTCAGAACAGTATTGCTAAGATGGAGAAGACCAGAGAACTATTAGCAGCTCATAAAGATGAGCGTATATTAGTATTTTGTGGTGTTACTAAAATAGCTGATTCATTAGGAATTCCTGTCTATCACAGCAAAGCAGGTGAGAAAGATACATTTGAAGCATTTGCTAATGGTAAAGGTAATCATTTGGCTGTTGTGAAGATTGGAAACACTGGTGTTACATATAAACCACTTAACCGTGTGATAATCAATTACTTTGATAGTAATGGTGAAAACCTAGCCCAAAAGATAAATAGATGCATGGCTATGGAATACAACACACCAGACAAAAAAGCACACATATATATCGTGTGTTCTACAGAAGATGTAGAGAAAAAATGGCTCAGGAGTGCTCTTGAGTTTTTTGATCATAAGAAAATAAAATATGTATGAAAGTAGAATTAGTAGAAGAAATTAAACCAGGAACTGGAACAATGTATGCTATTATAGTTGATGACTCAACAGTTAAGTGGTTTGCACAAAAAGAACCTGCAGAGTCTTTCTATAACTTGATTTTAGCTGATCCAAGTGTTGTGGAAACCAAAAGAAATATTTTGAAATCTGAAGAGATTAATGTACCTTTGGAAGAACAAAACAATTAAACTATGGCAAGTAAGCTAATTGGGATTGTGGGTCCCACTGGTACAGGAAAGTCCACAGCAATCAAATATTTAGATCCTAAAGAAACCTACATTATCAATGTTGCTAAGAAGGAATTACCTTTCAAAGGAGCAGAGAAATTGTACAATTCTGAAAACAAGAATTACAAGGAAGTAGATGATGCGATTGAAATCACTAGATTGTTAAAAAACATTTCTGAAAAAGCAACTCACATTAAGAACATTATCATTGAGGATTCTAACTACATAATGGGATTCAATATAATGGCTAAAGCTGCAGAAGTTGGTTTTACCAAGTTCACATTGATGGCTAGAGATATGGTGGATTTATTTAGAGAAGCAAGAAAATTACGTGATGATATTAAAGTGTTCTATTTTACACATCCTGAAACTATTGAGGATGGTGGTGAGATTATAGGATATAAGATTAAGACAGCAGGTAAGATGATTGACAATCAAATTGTACTAGAAGGTTTATTAACTGTGTGTTTGTACACTAATGTTGATGAGACTAAAGATGGTACAGCTAACTATAGCTTTGTAACAAATAGATATAAAAAGTATCCAGCAAAAAGTCCAGATGGAATGTTTGCAGACATCAAAATCCCTAATAATCTACAATTAGTTGTAGATACAATAGATGAGTATTATAAATAAATCACAATAAATCTAAACTTAGAAAACATGAGTACAATCGGTGGAAAGAAAAGAGAACAGAGTAATTTACCTGCAGACTTTACCAAGAAGGTAGGGTTATTTGAAGCAGAAGTGGTAGCAATCAATCCTGATGCTGAAGAGTATAAGGATATCTTAGGCATGGAGCTTAAGGAAGATAGTAAAGCTACTGAGTATTTAGGCAAGAGTCAAAATGGCAATAAAACATTGCGTATAGACTTTTGGTTAGAAGAAGTGAAAAGTAAGGAAAAGTTCAAAGTGACATTCTTCTTAGAAGATGCTGTTAAAGAGAACAAAGATCAAACTAAGAAACAATATATCAATGCTGTTGGTATGTGTTCTTGGGCTGATGATCCTAACAATTTAGCTAGTTGGTTTACAACAAGAGAATATCGTCCAGCATTTGTGGGTGAAGAAGATTTCTATAACTTCTTACGCACATGGTTAGGTAATCTTGATTTACGTGATGCTGAATCTACATTACAATTAGAGTGGAAGAAACTTATGAATGGTAATGTTAGAGATATTAAACAACAAGTGGGTGGTGAATTTGCTACCAATGTTGTTGCATTAGCTACAATTAAGTCTGTAATCAAAGAAGATGAGACTAAAGAGTATCAAGCTGTGTATAACAAAGCATTCTTACCTTCATATTGCTTGAAGCAATTTAGATTGTTAGATTATAGTAACAATGGTGTATTAAATACATTACGTGCTAAGAAATCTAAAGAACTAAAACCTCATGAGCGTTTTGTATTAAACGTAACAGGTGAATATGGTTGTAAAGATTATTATACATTCAAAGATATTAAAGATTACAATCCAGATGATAATCTGGTAGCATCAGATAAAGTGATTGCTGATGATGATATGGATTATTAATATTTGACCCATCCTCCATAAAAAGCCCTCATCAGTAAACTGGTGGGGGTTTTAATTTTAAGACATGATTAATGGTAAAAGAAAGATTAAGTTAACTGCAGAGGCTATCTTAGACAAGATTAGTGAGTATGATATATTTAGATATTATATGCCTGATCATGATTGGAAGCTCAATAAAGTTACTTATTCCCCCTTCAGAACAGAGAACAATCCTTCATTTGTAATTGGTAACAAGAGAGGATTTCTATCATTTATAGACTTTGCAGACACAAATAAACGTGGTAATTGTTTTGATTTTGTCAAGACACTATTTAACCTAGCTTCATTTGATGATGTATTGAGACTGATTGATAAAGATTTCAATCTTGGTATCACAACTGGTAAATATACAGAAGACTATAAGAGAATAACATCTTCTTATAAACAACCTGAACTTGAAAAGAGATATTCTTTCATACAGGTGACCACTAGAAAGTTTACAAAAAGTGAACTTGATTATTGGTCCAGCTATTACCAGGATATACAAGACCTTAGAGATAATAACATTTATGCAATTAAGAATGTCTACTTGAACAAGAGTAAGTTTGTTCTCCCAGAGAATGAATTGAGATTTGGCTATCTATATGAGGGACAGTATTGGAAGATATATAGACCATTTGCAGATAAAAAGAGCAAATGGATGCCCAATAATGTTCCTATCACCGCAATGGATGGTAAAGAAGATATAGTTAATTGTGAAACTGCTTTTATCAATAAGAGCAAGAAGGATTATATGGTTATGAAGAAGGTATTTCCGTGCTGCTGTGCAGTTCAGAATGAAGGTATTGGTTGCTTCTCCCATGAGAATGTGGAGTATTTGAAAGCAAACTCAGACAGACAAATCCTAAGTTTTGATAGTGATGTTACAGGTGTTACCAATTCTCAGCAGATAACTAAGTTATTTGACTTTGGTTACTGTAATGTCCCTAGGAGATATCTTAAAGAGGGAATAAAAGATTGGGCTGATTTAGCTAAAGCTCATGGTTTACAAGCTATACAGAATCATTTAATAAACAAAAGAATTCTATGATACAAAGACCAAACAATTTAGATGATTTAATTGAATCCATTCAAAACGAAATAGAATGGTTAGAAACATCTGAAGGAGATGAAATAGAATGTATAGGTATAGAAAACCTATCAGGTATTTTAAGTAAATATTTTAATAAAACAATTATACTATCAGAAGATGGAGAATAATTACAGTGCTACAAAGAGTTTGATATTAGGAACAGATATTCCTGCTCAAACAAGAACATATAAGCCTATTGGGCATGGACAATTAATAGACCTTACATTAGAAGGTATTGAGAAAGCTGGTTTCAAATTAGATAAAGAAATATATACAGCTGCTCAGGATGGACAAATTGCTAACGGAAAATATACAATTAGCAATGTTGCAGATAGTGAAATGCAATTACAAGTTGGTTGGCAAAATAGCTACAATAAACAACTTACATTAAAGTTTGCTATTGGTACACGCATATTAGTATGTTCTAATGGTTGTGTATCTGGTGAATATGGTGCATTCAAAAAGAAGCATGTTGGTGAGGTGCAATCATTCACACCACAGGCTATTGGAGATTATATCAAATTAGCAGGTGATTCTTTTCAGAAGATGCAAAAGGAAAGAGATGCTATGAAGCAAGTAGAAATCACTAGACGTGTTAAAGCTGAGTTAATTGGTAGAATGATGCTTGAAGAGCAATTTATTACATCTACACAGTTAAATATCATCTCTAGAGAGTTATCTAATCCTACACATGATTATGGTGCTCCTGATAGCTTATGGGAATTATATAATTACACAACATTTGCTATGAAGGAAACACATCCTAGCTTATGGATGGATAGTCACATTAAAGCACATAAGTTCTTTAATGCATATAATGAACCAGTAGCTCCTTTAACATTAGAAGAAGCAGGGTCAATGTTTAATCAATTATCAATATTTTAATATGAATTGGGAGAAATTTAAAGATCAGTTTCATGAAAGCTGGCACTTGAAGATGCAACCATTTATTGAGAGTGAAGCTTGTGATAACATCTATAAATATCTCAAATCTGAGAGTCAGAGGGGCAAGAAAATTGCTCCTCTCTCACAGAATGTATATAGATGCTTCAAAGAAACCTCACTAGATGATTTAAAGGTGGTGTTAATGGGCTTTTGTCCCTATCACACACTAAAGAATGGATCTCCTGTAGCAGATGGTTTGTTAATGGGTTGTTCTACCACTGGTGTATTACAGCCATCATTACAACAATTCTATAATGCTATAGAAAGAGAGAATTATGGTGGGTTATGTGCCTATTGTAATAAAGAGAATCCAGATGTAAGTTATCTAGCTCATCAGGGTGTGTTAATGTTTAACGCATCTCTCACTGTTGAGGTGAATAAAGCAGGTTCACACATGGAGATATGGGAACCATTCACTAAATATGTCATAGAGGAGATTCTAAATCCTACACAAGTACCATTTATATTCTTAGGTAAGGATGCTGCTAGATATGTTAAATATGTAAATCCATTCAGTTGGGTATTTGCAACTAGTCATCCAGCATCTGCAAGCTATAAGAATACAGAATGGGAATCAGGAGATACATTTAAAATGGTAAACAAGGTTCTAAAAGACAACAACAATTTTCAAATCGAATGGTTAGATGGAACACCATTCTAAAAAGACACAATTATGTATACAGTTAAACATGGTGGAGATATCCACAGAGGTGATTTAGTAGCAATTAGCAATAGTAATGATTTTTGTATTGGTATTTATTTTGGACAAGGAAGAGGTGGTACAGTTCAATACTTTTCACCTATAAATGTTGTACGTTCTAAAGAGTATTGGGAAAAAGCACAAGGAGATCCAATGTATTCTGAAAATGGTAAACTTTGGAAGCTTACTAGAATCTGGAAGCATTACGTAAATACACCAAGAGACACTAGAATTTTAAAATTAAACAAAGAAAACATTACAGACCAAAAAGAAATAGAAAACATATTAAAAGCAAAAGAAATCTTAAAAGAATTTAACATCGAAGTAAACTATTAATTATGATCTTAGAAAAACAAACCGAATCACACATTCTCCAAGAGGGAGAAACACAGGAAACTGTGAAAATGTCACTAGACTTAGATTCTGCACAAGTGCTGATGCAGATGTTAAGTAAGAATTTATATTCTGATGCAATAGGCTCTACTATCCGTGAGTGTGCAAGTAATGCACTGGATAGTCATAGAAGAGCTGGAAGTGACAAGCCTATCATTGTTTCATTTAAGAGAGCAGTGAAGACAGATACATTTGAGTTTGCTGTTGAGGATTTTGGTATTGGTTTAGATGCAGATGATGTAGTTAATATCATCAGTAAATATGGTAAATCAACCAAGCGTGATAGCAACACAGAATTAGGTATGATGGGCTTAGGATTCAAAGCTCCATTAGCCTATAGCTCTAGCTTTTATTTCGTAGCTAGAAAGAATGGTGTAGAACGTAAATATATGATGTATGAAGGAGAGGATACAAACAGTATCGATCTTTTATATGAAACACCAACTACAGAACCAAATGGTGTAAAGGTGATTGTTCCAGTGGATTACTACGATAAATATCACTTCACTAAGAAGATTAAGGAGCAATTAGCTTATTTTGAGAGTGTATATTTTGATGTAGATAGTGCTTGGGGAGATGTAAGTAATAATTTCACAATACATAGAGCTGAGCATTATCAATATTCTAGTTTAGCTCAGAATAATGACATGCATTTATGTCTAGATAATGTTAGCTATCCAATTGACTGGGAGAAGCTTGGTATTGAGAGAATCAATATGAAAATGGCTTTAAGATTTACTTTGAGTGATGGTTTATTTCCAACTCCTAACAGAGAAGCTATTAGATATACTCAAGAAGCTAAAAGAACTATCATAGATAAAATTATTGCTGTAGCAAATGTTTTCATGGATAAATATAATGAAAGCATTACAGACAAGTCTGACATCACATCCATTCTAGAATTCTATAATGATAGATATAAATATATGGATGGTTCTATTATAGGATATCCAAGTAGAATTGATGTAACACAATTACTTGAGCGTGCTACCACTCCTATGAAACAACCTAAACTAGAAGGTGTAGAGCTATTAGATTTCAAAAGACTTGCTGAAACAGCTAAGGATTATTTCTTAGGTGAGTATCAAATTAAGTTTAGATATAACAATGGTAGATTTGGTAATGCCAAGAACTACTGGACTACTAACTTAAGACCACAAGATTTTGGTGGTAGCCACAATGGTGATATCTATTATTTTGCAGATAGACTTACTAAAAGTAAACAAGACTATTTAAGAAGTATATTAGGAACTGATTACAAAACAGTGCTATTTGTTAAGAAAGATATCAAACCTTTTACGCTTAGAAGTGGTAATCAAGTTGATTATCATACATATTGGTCTATGCTAAGACTAGAGAACTATCCTAAATCTCAATGGAGACAAATCATTACAGAATTAAGACATGTAATTAGTCTTTATGAAGCAAGAATGATAGATGCTGATGCTATTGCTATTCCTGAAGAATGGACAGCTGCTCAGAAAGCTAAGAGAGTTAAAATCTTAGCCAAAGCTACAACAGTGGGTGGTGTTAAGAAGGTTAGAATGAAAGGTGAATTCTCTGGTAAGGTGGGTACCAAGACAGAGAATACATTAATTGAACAATATGCTAAGTTTGTTCCTACCACATTTAAAATGGAAGAAATCCATAAAGTAAATATGTTACATGTTTATGCTGTAGAAGCTGATAAGAAGAAGATGGATAAATGGTGGTCTCAATTTGACAAACATGCAAAGTTTGTTATTGTTGCACAAGCCACATTTGATAACTTACAGAAAGCTGAATTACATAACTGGATAACATTAGATAAATTTATGGAAGGAAAAAACAGACCATATAGAACAATGGCTACAGAATTCTTAGTAGAAGACCTATGTAGAAATAATAGAGCTATATTTGATAGAATAGAATTTGTTAAAGAGATATCTACTGATCTAGCAGATAAGTTAGAAACTTTAAGAGTATATCATAAAAACAATAACAGAAACTATGCTAGTGATGAGATCAAAAATATAATAGTGGAACATGCTAAAGAGAACAACTTGTTTGATCAACCAACATATATGATCTATAAGCAAGTGAATGAGGTGCTTACCAAATTACCTTTCTTGAACGCAATGTTAAGTAAGATGGGATATGCAATTCGTTATGAAGATAAAGCATTAATGACTGCACTTGTTGATCTCTTTAAGTATCACAAAACAAGAGTTAACTTAGAGCACTACACTCTAAAATTAACTGAAGATGCTCCATTAGAGCAAGAATTAACTGTAGACACAATTGAAGAATTACAAACAATTTAAAAAAAGCAAAAACATGTTAAGCTTAAAATGGTTTAAAAGTGCTATTGAACGCACAATTGAAAGAGTAGTAGAAAACAAGATTGAACAAGCGTTTGATCAATTAGATAATGAAGAGGGAGCAATAGCTCCTTCTTCTCCTTATCAATGGAATTCTACATATACAAATGGTGGTATCAAACCCTATTTAAACATTAAAATGGTTAATGATACACTAACTATTGTAATGAATGATGGTAATATTATTACCAAATCTCCAGCAACAACAAATGATTATTATGCAGCCAAAGATGCTAAATCAGAAGGTCAATTAATTGAATTAGTTAGTTCTGAAGAAGTGAGAACAGAAAGAAGAAAAGCTGAAGCTGAGTATGAGAAAGCTAAGGCTATCCAAAGAGGTGCTGAGTATTTAGCTACATTAGAAGAGTTTGAGATGAAAGATGGTTCTTTATATCTAAAGGGCATCAATAGAACTCTTCCTCCATTACTTGTAGAAGAATTCTTAGAAGTGGTTGGTAAGCATGGTGGTACAAATAGTGATGAGTTTCAGGCTTTACACAGATTCTTTATGTGGTGTTGCTTGAATCCAAGAGCTGAGGTAGCAGATAAGTTATTCAACTTCTTGAAGAAGAATGCATTTGGTATCACTAAGCAGGGCTTCTTTGTAGCATTGCGTAATGTGGTTACACTCCATGGATCTAATGAACTAGTTCACTTTGTAAGTAATGCTTATAATAAGGTGAAGGCTGTATGGAAGAAGAAACCAGATGATTATTTAGTATTCTTAAAGAATGGTGATTATACAATGGTTCATAAATCTGTATTTGAAGAACTAGAGCCATGTACATATTGTGATGGTTCAGGAACTGTTCCTTGTGAAGCTGATGAATATGATGAAGATAATGATTGTTATTATGACGATAGCTGTGATTGTTCAGAATGTTCTGGTTCAGGTACAGTGTACAAACATTGTGAAGAGCAATATGGTGAAGAGATTGGTAACTTAACTGATCTTTATCTAGATTTGCCTAATAGAGCAGAGAATAGATTCACAGATGCTTATAGTAGAACATTTGATATTCGTATTGGTAGAGCTGTAAGCATGGACCCAGCTAAGTGTAGATGGAATACTGATGATTGTGGTGCTGAAGGTTTACACTTCACTAGTGATGAAATTCACTATGTAGGATGTGGTGATACGAGTGTTCTTGTACTTATTAATCCTATGAAGGTTGTAGGTATTGGTGAATCTAAGGGCAGATGTTGGGAATATTTACCAATTATGACTGTTCCTCGTGAGGAAGCAACAGAAATCTTACATGATCTTGATTTTGATACATTAGAGTTGGATGAGTCTTATGCTGTACGTGAATTAGAAAACTTAGCTGATAAAGCTAAAGAAGGATTCACAGCTGAAGCTAAGAAGTATGATTTCAACTTACCAGCTTTATCTGCTGTAGAAATGTATACAATTGTGAAATCTTTAGATGAAATTAAGCAAGAAATTTCTAAAAGAATCGTAACAATTGATTAATTTTGTAGTCCCAGGGTAGCTCAAATGTGAAAGAGCACCTGACGATTAATCAGAAGATATGAGTTCGAATCTCATCCCTGGGCTATTAAATATTATATATGATAAAGAAAAACGCTACAAAAAGAAGAACCAAAATACCTAGAGCAAGAAGCCCTAAGGTGAGAAATGCTGGTACAATGACAGAATCTGCTTTCTGGAGCTTCATTAGAAGTGCATTGAGACAAAAATCAAGATGGTGGAAACCTATTACAGAATGTAAGCTTAAAGCTAAGCGTGCATATAAGGGAACCAATAAAAGACAAAAGTTTGAATATCAATGTGCTAATTGTAAGAATTGGTTTCCAGAGAAACAAATTAATGTCGATCATATAAAACCTGCAGGTAGCTTAAACTGTGCACAAGATTTGCCAGGATTTGTAGAAAGACTATTCTGTGAGATAGATAATCTACAGGTGCTGTGTGAAAAATGTCATGATGTAAAAACTAAATTAGAAAAAAAATGAGTGAAGAAAGACAACTAACAGTAAGTATTAACAGAAAGCCATCATTCACTGAAATATGGTATGAAGGATCTGTTGAATATGATGACAAAACTTACAATTTCTGGTTGATTAATCCCAGAGGTAAAGATGAACAAGGACGTGAGTATGAAATGGAAGTGAGATGGTGGTTCAAACAAGTACCAATAGAAATTAGAAGAATGAGTGAAACAATTATTAATGACTTTAAAGCAAATCAACATGATTAACGGACCAGCTAAGACAGAAGCTCAATACAGAGCAGTGAAAATGGATTCCAGTTCAAGTTTGAAGGAATTCTCTATGAACCGTAAAAAATACCATAAAAAGTATATTCTTAATGAAGCAGTGGAAGATGAAGAAAATCTAGCTGCAACTATGGGTAGAATTGTAGAAACAATGTTATTAGAACCAGATGAGTTTGATAACAGATTTCACATGTCTATAGTAACTAGTGCACCAACAGGATTAATGTTAGAGTTTGTAGAAGCTTTATATAAGCATACAGCTGCTGCTACAAATGAAGATGGTGTATTAACTAGAACCTTTGAAGACCTTGCTAAAGATGCTTATGTAGATTCAGGATTTAAGATTAAATTAGATGCTGTTCTTGGTAAGTTTATTGGATCTGATGCAGAAGTGTATTACAAAGAGATCCGTGAGGTGAGAAGCAAGGGATTAACAGTGGTCACTACAAAAGATGTAGAGAATGCTACAAAGATTGTAGAAGAGCTGAAGACTAATGAGTTCACTGCAGAGATTGTAAATATGGTACCTAGTGCTAGATATTCTATTTATAATCAGTTACAGGTTGAGGGATATGAAGTGGAAGGTCATTTATTTAAGTCTATGATGGATAAAGTGATTATAGATCATGATAAAAGATTAATCAATGTATATGACTTAAAATGTACATGGTCTGTAGAAAACTTCTATGATGAGTATTATTTATATCGTAGAGCATATATTCAAGGTTATTTGTACTATTTTGCAGCTAAGCATCATTTTGCTGACTTAGAAGGTTATAATGTACTCTATCCTAAGTTTATTGTTTGTGACAGCACAAACTATTCTGCTCCATTAATTTATGGTATGACTATGGATAGCTTTGATGCTGCAGAGAAAGGATTTACATATAAAGGAAGAGAGTATCCAGGTGTTAAATCTATCATTGGAGACCTTAAATGGGCTATTGATAATGATAAATGGAACATCTCTAGAGAAAACTATTTAAATAACGGTGTTGTAAAATTAGGTTAATGGAAATAAAAAAGACCATAACCAGTATATTTATTGTCCCTACGCTGAGTATTGGAAGAGAAAGGCTAACGGACAATGGATATATTAATGGTTATATAAGAGATGGTAGAAAAGAAGTACAATATGAAAGTTGTGTCTATCTTCTTTTCAAACCACAAGATTTGGATAAGTTTAGAGAGTTTCTAGATGTAGAATATGAACGTACGAAATCTATCATAGATGATTATGATTATGAAGATGGGTATGTTGTAGTGGTCTATATGCTAAATTCTAAATTAGAAAAAGACTTTGAATTAATAAAAAGAGGTAAATATTCTAAAACTTCTGCTTCTTTCCAGTCATTATTCCCTAAAATTGTTAAATTAAAGAGAAATGGTCTTTATAAAGATGAAATAAGTCTGCAATATCGTATATTTAACAAGACAGAGGATTTACGTAAATATTGGGAAGATCTTCTTGATGCAGAACTTTCTCCAGATATGGAAGTTTGGAGCACATTTATTACAGAAGATGAAACCTTAAACCTTGATAAAATCAAAGAAAATGTTTAACAAAGACATATCAGACAAGCTCGTAGAGCTATATGGAGAAGAGAATGTTATTCTCTTTTCACAAATGGAAGCAACTAGAAACTCATTAATATTTAATGAGCTAGAGGCTAATTCTTACACTGACATAGATGAACACAGTTTTGAAAGAGACTGGTGGAAACAGAATGCAGAAAGATTACAGGAATCAAGATTTGCAAACCGTAAAAATATAACATTATGAATGGTAAAACACTGTTAGAAACATATCCAAAAGCAGCTGATGTTGTTAAGCAACATTTCACTAATAAGCTGTTAGAATCTTTAAATAATGCTGATTTACCAGATGATTTTAAAGAATTTGCTAAGCAACAAGAGATTGATAATGATAAGATTGGAGAATTGATTGATTCTCAACCTAGAGGACTATTTGATGTATTTGATGAAAATCAAGTGTATGTAGAAATCACTGTTGTTGTAGGACAAAACACATTCTTTATATATCATGTAAATGGTGTAGTGAATAACAATCCTCCATATCACAATAGAAAAGAAGCTGAAATAGCAGCAATTGAAACAGCATTCCAAGTGTTAAATGATAAGCTATGAATATAGAAGATAGCATTGTACTGCAGGTAGCTGAGAAGTATAATTATAGAAGTCAAGTGGGAATAGCCAAGTATGGTACCACACTAGAGACTAACAATAAGGATAACTATTTCAAACATCTACAGGAGGAATTAATGGATGCAACACTCTATCTAGAGAAACTTATGACCTTAGATAAGGAAATAACTAAGTTAATTAGAGATAATCCAAGTGATGCTGAATTGGGTGCAAAAATAAGAAATTTAATTAGATAGAATTTTTCAAACCTCTTGGTTTATAAGAAGGGGTGTTGTAAATTCGCACCCCTTCATTTTTTAACCAAAAACAACACAATTATGGATTTAGGATTGGATGCTTTAAGCAAGATTACAGTGTTTAGCAAATATGCTAAATATATCCCAGAACTTCAACGAAGAGAGACTTGGGATGAAATAGTGGATAGATATCAGACAATGATGATTAAAAAGTATCCTAACCTAGAAGAGGCAATTAAAGAGAGTGCCAAGTTTATCAGAGCTAAGAAGGTATTACCTTCTATGAGAGCTTTACAGTTTGCAGGACCAGCAATGGAAGTTAATAACGCAAGAGGTTATAACTGTGCTTATTTACCAATTGATAGCTTATACAGCTTCAGTGAGACTATGTTCTTATTATTAGGAGGTAGTGGTGTAGGTTATTCTGTACAGAAACATCATGTAGAGCAATTACCAGCTATCAAGAAACAAGAGAACTACAAACAACGTAACTATCTAATTGAGGATAGTATCATGGGATGGGCTGATGCTGTTAAGGTGTTAGTTAAGTTCTATTTTGAGGGTGGATATAAGCCTAAGTTTGACTTTAGAGCTATACGTCACAAAGGAGCTAGATTAGTTACCGCTGGTGGTAAAGCACCTGGACCAGAACCATTAAAGATATGTTTAACACACATTGATGCTATCATGGAGCGTAAAGAAGATGGTGAAAAGCTAACTTCTTTAGAATGTCATGATATCATGTGTCACATTGCTAACTCTGTGTTAGCAGGTGGTATTAGAAGATCAGCAATGATTGCTCTGTTTAGCCATGATGATGAGGAAATGATTACATGTAAGTATGGTAATTGGTGGGAATTGAATGAACAACGTGGTAGAGCTAATAACTCTGCAGTGTTAGAAAGAGGATCAGTAGGTGAAGAGGAATTCAATGCTCTATGGAAGAGAATTGAAGCTTCTGGATCTGGTGAACCAGGTATCTACTGGACTAACAATAAAGATTGGGGAACTAATCCTTGTTGTGAAATAGGTTTAAGACCATTCCAATTCTGTAACTTATGTGAGGTGAATGTATCTGATGTAGAGAACCAAATAGATCTGAACAACCGTGTGGCTGTAGCAGCATTCTTTGGTACATTACAGGCAGGATTCACTGATTTCCATTACTTACGTCCAATATGGCAGAAAACCACTGCTAAAGACGCTCTATTAGGTATTGGTATGACTGGTATAGGATCTGGAGAAATTCTTAAATATAATCTAGAACTAGTTGCTAATACAGCTAGAACAGTTAATAGAGATATATCTACATTAATTGGTACCAACGAAGCAGCTCGTATTACATGTATTAAGCCTTCTGGGACAACCAGTCTTGTGTTAGGTACAGCAAGTGGTATTCATGCATGGCATGCTCCATATTACTTACGTACAATGAGATTTAATAAGAATGAGGACATTGCTATGTACTTAGAGATTAATCATCCTGAACTATGTGAAGATGATGTATTACGTCCTAAAGATACACTATGTGTACGTATTCCTGTTAAAGCTCCTGAAGGATCTATTTTCCGTACAGAATCTCCATTAGAAACATTAGAGCGTGTTAAGAAGTTCTCTCAAGAATGGATTAAACCAGGACATATTAATGGTGATAATACACACAATGTAAGTGCTACAATTTCTATTGCTGATGAATGGGAACAAGTGGGACAATGGATGTGGGATAATAGAGAAGTGTATAATGGACTATCTGTATTACCATATTTTGGAGGAACATATAAACAAGCTCCATTTGAGGATATTACAGAAGAGGAATATAATAACCGCATAGCTCACTTAACATCTGTAGATTTAACTAAAGTGACAGAATTAGATGATACTGTAGACTTTGGTCAAGTGGCAGCATGTGCTGGTGGTGCATGTGAAATACAATAATCATGGAAAAGAAAGAATTCATAAAGGACGTTGATTACTATCTTGAACAAGGATTTGTAATATTTACTGAGAAGTATCTTAGAGAAAAAGGTGAGTGCTGTGGTAACAACTGCAGACACTGTCCATATGATCCTCCAAGAGAAAAAGGTAATAAAATGACAGTAAATGATAACAAAAGCGAATAAATGATAAAATAATTTTCGCTTATATGCGTTTATATTCTCAAATATGCGTATGTTTGCATTCTGTCTTAGTTCTTTAATTGTGTCAGCCTCTGGGATTTCTATCCTGGAGGCTTTTTTTATGCACAATTTGATGGAAATATGCAGGAAATTTTGTAAATTTGTACCACAAAACAATTAAATATGGCTAAAGCAGCAAAAGCTCAGGAGGGCTCTATCTCCAAATTTCAAGATGCTCTTGATAAATTAAACAAGGCATATGGTGTAGGTACAGTGCTTACACTTGATTCAAAAGGTGGTGGTGATTATGATGTTATCAGCACTGGTTCAATTGGATTTGATTACGTAACTCTTGGTGTTGGTGGTTTTGTTAAAGGCAAGATGTATGAATTAATGGGCTGGGAAGGCTCAGGTAAATCTACAATCTGTGGTCATGTTGTAGCAGAAGCACAAAAGAAAGGTGAGAAGGTAGTTTATATCGATGGTGAGCATGCTGTAGATAAAAACTATTTTGAAGCTATTGGTGTTAATACAGGTGAAATGTTAATTGCTCAGCCATCATGTGGTGAGGAAGGTTTTAACATTGCTATGGAAATGATTAACACTGGTGAGGTTGGTCTTGTAATTATCGATTCTGATAGTTCATTGATTCCTAAGAAACAATTAGATGGTGAGGTGGGTGATAGCACTATTGGTTATAAAGCTAGATTAAATAGCAATGCATATCCAAAACTTAAATCTGCAGTAGCTGATAACAATGTATGTCTTATTGTTATCTCTCAGTATAGAGAAAAGATTGGTGTGATGTTTGGTAATCCAACTACTACCCAAGGTGGTCATGCATTGAAGTTCTACAGTGATTGTAGAATTGAGGTGAGTAAGTCATTAGCAAAAGATGGTGATGTAAACTATGGTAATATTACCAAGGTGAAAGCTATCAAGAATAAGATGTGTCCTCCATATCAACTAGCTCAGTTTGAGATTGTGTATGGTGTAGGTATTGACAAGCTTGACGAGATAATGACTCTTATCAATGATCATGGTATTGGTAGAAAGTATGGTAAAACTATGACAATTGGTGAACACAAATATGATCTTGAAGAATTCAAGAAGATGCTCACTGATAACCAAGAGTTTTATGATGAAATAAAGAAGGAAATTATTAACAAAATCAAAGAAACCAAAATCGAAGAAGATGATGATAGTGAAATTTAAAAAGCTTACAGATGATGTGAGGATGCCCATCAAGGGCTCTTCACACGCTGCATGTTATGATGTACATGCACATTCTATTGTACATAGAGAAGATTATAAAGTGGTTGTGGGATTAGGATTCAAAACAGAAATACCTAAAGGATATAAGGGTGTTATTGTTCCTAGAAGCAATTTAACTAAATTTAACTGGGTGCTGAACAATTCATTTGGTGTAATTGATTCTGATTACCGTGGTGAATGGATGGCTATATTCACTCCTATTATGAATGTAGGAGTTATTCCAGACTTTCCTTATGCTATAGGTGATAGAGTGGCACAAATATATTTTGAACCTGTACATGAAGTGATATTAGGTGTAGTTGAAGAACTAGAGGATTCTGATAGAGGTGAGGGAGGTTTTGGTTCAACTGGTTTGAAATGAGTAAGTGTAAAACCTGTGGTAAAGGATGTGATGGAGAATATTGTTTCATTCATAAGCCTAGAAAGCCATTAACATCTAACAAAGGATTTAAAACTCCTACTAAGAAGTATGAAGAAGAGATGCATAAAACTGTTATTATGCAGACATTCTTCTTACAAATCTGGAAGAAGAGACCGCATAAATCTGAAGTTAGTGGAGAATCTCTAGGTTCTGAGCCCCTATCAGTATTCTTTCATCATATTTTACCAAAAGAAAAACATCCAGAAGTTTCTTTGGATCAAGAAAATATCATACTTTTGACATTAGATGAGCATACTAATGTAGAAAACAATATGTACAAGTATGAAGAAGTAAACACTAGACGTGAACAATTAAAGAAAAAATATGAAATACATTAAATACATTATTTTCATAGCACTACTAGTAGGAAGCGTAATACTTATAAGAGCAACTATGCCTGAAGCAGTAAAATATATGAGCACTAAGTATCAAATAGTCACACTTGCTCCAAGTACATTTGACCTAGAAGTTAAAGTGATCATTACAGATGATACAGCATTTGCTAGAAGCTATGTAATGGAAAACTTAGACTCTACAGTGAAAACAGAAGACTTTGATTGTAGAGGAACTACATTTGGTACAATCGATGGTAAAGCTCCTATTGTATGGTTACCATATGATTCTCCTGTAGAAATAGTTAATCATGAATTATTCCATGCAACAATAAATATAATGCATTGGGCAGGTGTTTCATTAAGTGATGAAACTGAAGAAACTTATGCTTACGAACTACAATATCTTACACAGCAATTAAATAACCAATTAAATACAACAAAATGAGTTTATTCTTTTACAAAAGAGAAGTGTTCACGTCAGAAAGCACTGAACCAAAAATTTACACAGACAGTTTCAACTTAAATAAGGTGATTAGATCTGTACAAATGGAAGACAACAAAGTGTTAATCTTATTAGATGATTTACATGAGCGTTCTGAAGAAGTACCTGATGTTAAAAATGGTAAAGTGGTTGGTTCCAAAAGAGAACGTAACACTTACCAGACAGAGATTAATCTAGAGGGTGAAGATGCAAAAAGATTTAATAACCTAGCAAATAGTTAATTATGCCAAAATTATTAGGAAATAGAATCTACTTAGAAATACCTAAACAAGATGAAGAAAGCAAATTGATCGTGGATGAGAACACGAAAGAAGCATTACAGAGAGAATTACTTAACAAAATGTCCAAGTTAAAGGTTGTAGCAGTGGGTAACATTGTTACAGAAATTAAAGAAGGAGATTTTGTATTGGTAGATCCTACAGCTTTAAACAAAGCTATATTAGTTCCAATCTCTGATGATGGTGAAGAACGTGTAATACTAGTATCACCATTTGATGTAATTCAAATCTGGTAGTAAATAGAAAAGCCCCATTAATTTGGGGCTTTTTTTATCTGACCTAAAAGCAGATCTTACGGTATGCAGATAGGTACTATTCTTTTATAAATAGACAATCAAATTGAGCATCCCATGCTCGTTGTTTATCTACTAGTTTAAATCCTTTACTTTCTAATAACTCTTGAACTTGGTCATGTATCTTTTGACCTTCCCATAGTTCTATTTGTTCAGTTTCAACAGCTATTGCTTTGATAGTGCCTAACTTATCACCAAAACCTTCTAACACTTCATAAGCATGTCCTTCAACATCCAGCTTAAGAAGATCACAGTGAAATGGTCTTGAATCCATTCTCTTCATAGGAACTTCTACCTTCTCATGATAGTGATGATATGTTTTATGTACCATCAATGAAGATATACCTACGTTAGATTCATGTCCTACAATACCAGCTCTAAACTCAATGGTACCATTAGTATTAGAAGCAGCAAAGTTGTATACAGTATATTGAGGGTATGTCTCACAAATTATTTTATATAGCTCTGGGTGAGCTTCTATAATTGTACAATGTTTTGGAGGTATATCAAAGAATTGACATATGTCATGTGCATCATGTCCATCTCTACTACCTATCTCTATTAAAGATGTAGGAGTAAAATACTTTTTTAATAATGTTGTACATTGGTTTATTTCTGGTCTCATGCAATATTAATTTTTCCCATATCAGTGTGTATAACTGTTACTGGTTGGTTTGATTCTTTATACATTTTATCTAATGTAATAAATTTATTGTATTGTTCAAAATCTGGTTGAATATAAAACTTTCCATTTGATAATCTTAGTTCTCTTAATTGAACTTTAGCAATATCTTCAATCACACTATCATGTGTAAATGTTAAATGATAGTTAATCCCTCCATAGTTATATACATAATCAGGATTATTAGGATCATCAATTTCTAATTTTTTAGGCATAGCACTAAGAAATGCTTGATCTTCTCCAGAATTTACAGGATGTGTATATCCACCACTTTCAAAGAATCCTTTACGTGTGTAAGAAACAGCATTTAAAGTTGCTAATGCTACATAAAATTGATCACCATATATAGTGTAGTTACTAAGATTTCTATATAGATTAATATCAGGATTATCCTGATGAATCTTTACACAATTAGCTATTCTATTAGGAAGAAATATATCATCATCATCATGAGGTAGATATAAATCATGATATCCTAGATTTGTAGCAAGATTCTTTTTTTGGCCAATGAGAAGCTTTTTATTCATGTTGATCACTGTGACATTAGGATGTTCACAAACTAGTTCAACATTCTTATCATCATTAACCAAAACAAGCTCCTTGTCATCATAAGTTTGAGACAAGAAGCTTGCTAACAATCTTCCTAAAAAAGGTAATCTTCCGTATGTAGGTGTTATTACTAGTGTTTTCACTATTGAGATAATCTTTTTTGTTTTAAAGGCCACATTTTACTTTTAAGTCTTGTCTTAGTATCAGCTTCCTTCATAAAGTTAGGAGACTTTTTACTAGGAGGTTGAACCTTAGGAGCACTACGAGGAACACCTGACTTCTTTGCTTTACCAGCAGTCATGTTACTTGCAGCCATACTTACATTTTTTTACGCTAGCACCTTTCTTAGCAATTACACCACGACCTTTTAAGATATCAGCCTTAGTGATTTTACCATCTTTGTTTAAGTCAGGGAATGATTTACCATTCTCAGCTTTTTTCATTTTACCACCTTTTTTCATCATTGGTGCACCCATTGGGGCAGAAGCAGTTGGAGGAGCTTGCATCATTTTTGGAGAAGATCCTTTTCTTGCAGGAGCTACAGGTCTAGCCTTAGCCATAGATTTTTTTACAGTTGCCATTATTTCTTAGTTTTAGATTTGATTTTCTTTTCTTGTTTAAGCATAGCAGCTGTAGGTTTCTTTCCAGACCCTTTAGCAGCTCTAATATTATCCCACAATCCTCTTTGAGAATAGTGACCATCAGCACGTTTAATCATTTGTTTACCAGACTTAGCTTTAGCCACCTTACCACCTTTCTTAAGTTGTCTTTCTTCTTTTGTTAAAGTGTAGCTTCTTTGTGTACTAAAAAATTTTTTATCTGCATCACTTAAATCTTTTGTTCTAACTGAATCAGCAGAACTTGCATTTGCTAAATCATCATTTCTTTGACTTGCAGCTTTTGAATCTTTATCAGTAGACTTATAGAATCTTAATCCCTCAGGAGTTCTATATCTATTAAGTCTAGTGTATTCACCAGTTTGTGAATTTTTAGTAACACGATCACCTCCTGTAGGAACAGCTTTCCCACTTTGGGCTTTCTTTATTGTTTTTTTAATAGTTGCCATGTTAACATTTCCATTTACGAAGT